TTCGGCCATGCCGAGATAGACCGGCGTCGGAGCGGCGGCCCACGGGTCGTAGGGCGGCGCTTCGACGAGGCCGACGTACATGTAAACCGGCCCGGTGTTGTAGCTTTGCATGGTTCAATCACTCCCTGCGGCGGCGGTTGTTCCGAACGCCAAACAAACTCTCTGCCTGCACGACCGGCGAATCTCGATCGACGACGTCTTCCGGCGTCTCGATGTAGTTGCTCATCACCCCAGCGTTGACCGATTCCGTGAACGGCAGGACGAGTTTTCCCTCGACGGCCGCGTTGAGAATCTGGTTTGCCTCGACCGTCTCTGGGGGGACTTCGCTGTCCGCGTCGCCGCGTCTGCGAACGAGCAACCCGTAAGCCAGGGCGCACACGATGTCGGCCAAAAACTCGCGGCCGTTCGTGCTCGACGCGGCGAGGGTCGCCAGGTCCGCCGAGGTGTACTTGCCGCCCATGAGGAACGCCGTTTCGACCTTGCCGCTCGCGGTCTTGAGCAGCTTCGTCAGGATCGTGTTGCCCGACACGGTCCCCGGCGTTTCGGCGTCGCTGACGAGGTCCGCGAGGATTCGCGTGTCGATGCGGGCCGACATGTCGTCGATGTCCGCATACGCGCTCGCCCCGCTGGAAACCGTCAGAGCCACGGGCTACTTCCCTTTCGATTCCTTGGCCGGCTGCGGCGGCTTGGTCGCTTCTTCGGCGGCGTCCACCACGTGAGCCATGAGGAACGCCTCGAAGATCGCCGATTCCTCGCCGTAGGCCGTCGTCACGTCTTGCGGGTTCGCGTCCGCGGTCCAGATCCGAAACCTCACGGGCCCGGGCGCCGAAGCGTCCCGGTTGCGAATCCGCTGGACTCGCGTGATCATTGCCGGGTTGACGAAGTTCTCGCCGATCTGAATCAGGGTCAGATTCACGGTTCGCTCGTTTGCCTTGGGTGCGGCCTGTCTTTCCCTCCAGGCCGCGGAGAGGGTGAATCGCGTAGCCTTGGCTGCGGGGGGAGATCGCTCTCCGCCCCGCCCCAAGGCAAGGGCTCGGTTTAGCTCGCCACCGACGTCGCGGAGGTGAGCAGGAAGCCGCTCAGCGGGCAGGTGATGACTTCCTTCGTGTCTTCAACGAGCCGGTACATGTACCGGCGGTTGTCCGCGTCGTACTTCTCCTCGACGGTCATTTCGTCGCGGTACCAGAAGATCGACGCCGTGCTGTAGTTGGGCGTCTTGATGTTGCCTTCGAGCTCGCCGACGCGCGAAACGATCGCGATCTGCTGGTCGGGGAAGGCGAACGCCTTGGCGAGCGTCTGGCCCTTCTTGCTCGACACCCGCACCGTGTTGTCCACGATGATCGGGATGCCGTAGAGCGAGGTGGGCAGACCCGGGCCGTAGGTGGCATTCGGGCTCGATCCGGTGCGGATTTCGTGCTCCGCAGCCGGCGACGACTTGATGTAGTCGCGGAGTTCAGGGCTTTCCGCGATCAGGCGGGCCGTGTTCGGGTTCATCAGCGCCTGGAGTTGCGACGGCACAACCACGCCGTTCGTGTCCAGGTTGATGAGCACCGACGCCTTGTCGAAAAACTTCTTGATGTAGCCGTTGGTCGTGCTCGAGGTGTCGAGCACCCCGCCCGCGAAGCTGGCCGCCGTGGCCGTGTGGTCGGCGGTCATTTCCGGGTCGGACGTGCCGGCCGTCGTGAAGTTGGCCGCGGTGCCCAGCTGGGCCAGCATGCGGATGGTGCGCGCCGTCATGAGCTTGTGCGCGTGAACCTGCATGTGGATCAGCTTCACGTCCCAGTCGGCCTGGTCGACCATGTCGGCGTCCATCGGCACGCCGTACATGTACCGGGTCGTCCGGAACTCCTTGAGCTCGAAGCCCGCGAGGCCGTCTTCGCGGTGCGGGGCTTCCGCGGCGCGAGCCCAGACGTAGTCGGTCGGGTCGACCACGCGCGACGCCTCGGTCATATCGAGGCGCAGGTAGTAGCCGACGTTCTTGTCGGACTGAATGAGCTGAGCCCACTTCATCAACGGGAATTTCTTCGGGTCGCGGGAAAAGCCGATCGCCAGCTTGCCCGACGCGTCCCATTGCGGGACGAACGTGCTCGTTCCCGAGGGGTAAGCGATTGCCATGGTGCGCCTGATCCTTTACTTGCGGTGATTTTTCGGGTTCGCTGTCGCCCTTGCCTTGGGCTGTCGCGTTGCTCGATCGATCCGGGCCGCTTAGCTCGCGGTGCCGACCTTGTAGTAGCCGCACGCCTGCGCCAGCACGATTTGGCCGGAACCGGTCGATGCTTGCAGGGCCTTCGCGAAGACCCAGTCGCCGTCGGTCACGCTGACGACCGCGCGACCGCTGGAGTCGGTGGTCAGTTCGGCGTCCGCGGAGAACGACCCGCCGGCTTCGACGAGTCCGTCATTGCCGAGGCCGATGACGCGGACCGGGTCGCCGGATTCGGCGTGAATCGTGGCGTCGAGGCCCGGCAGCGAGTATTTGCTCGTGTAGGGCACGAAGCCGACGACCTTTTCGCCGGCGGCGTTCGCCTGCGTCACTTGGCGCAGCGTTTTGTTGCTTTCGACGGCGCGGCCGCGAGTGATCGTCCCGGCCGCGACGTAGCTGATCTCGTTGTTCCATCCCATGACTGAAATCCCCTCAGAAGGCCAATCGGCCCGTTGCGGTCAGGTTGCTTGCCCTAGTTCCGTTGCAGTTCGCGGCGCTTCGCCTCGTCGAAGGAAATCCCTTCGCGAGTCGCACGCCGCTTGACCTTGTTCGCGAAGTCGAAGTCGTTGCCGGGGTCCGCCCCCGCAGGCGGGTCGATCGGCAGCATGCCGCCCGGGATGCCCGCGACGCCGGATTGCTTGTGGTAGCGCCGCACCTGCTCGGCTCGCTCGAACCGGCCCTTTTCGTCGAGCTTCTGCATGACGCTCAACTCGGCCTGGCGGTCGAACTCGAACCCCTCGAAGGAGAGGCGATCGAGCAACCGCTCGGATTCGGCCTTCGCGTATCGCAGGGCGAGGTCCTGGGCCTGCTTCGCAGTGGCGCGGAGGTCGGATTCGAGCTTGGCGAATCGATCCGGCTCGCCAGGCTTGGCGAATTGGGCGGGAACGTCTTCGTCGCCGTCCGGTTCGGTCTTCTTGTCGCCGACCATGCCGGGAATGGCCGTGTTGCCGGCGGAGGGCATGGCGCCTTCGGCGTTCTGTGCCGGGTCGTTCGGGTCGCCGAGCGTGGCGGGGTCTTGTTCGAGGTCGCCGTTTTCCGCGGCGTAGCGGCTCATCGCTTCCTCGTGGATTTTGCCCAGCTGCGGGTAGGCGTCGTTGACGCAGCGCATCACCTTCGAGGCGAATTCCACGTCCTGGTTCGGGGCCATGGCGTCCGGTTCGGCGGTCGGCGAAATGCTCGCGGCGGGATCAATCGGCATGGCGTACTCCATCGCGTAGTAGAGCTTCCCGTTCACTTCGCACGCGGCGAGCGGTCGAGCCTGCCCGGGCCGAGCGAAGATCGAGGGGCGAGTTGCGTCGTTGAGCGGCTTGGATTCGGCCTCGGTCTTGCCGTAGGTCAAGAGTCCGAGGTCGCGGTGAGGGGTCCGGCGGAGAAGCGCGATCCAGTCGATGTACCCGTCCTTGTGCCAAAGCTCGACCGAGCGGCGCGGATAGGTCTTGATCGCCTCGATGCCGTTGACGAGCCGGTCGCCTTCGCGCACCTGCCGCTTCGCGTAGAAGTCGGCGAGGATGCCCATTCGTCCGTCCGGGCCGAACGTGCTGACGCGGAGGTTCGTGGCGAAGCCCCACGGCGGCGGCTGGTCCGTTTCCTTCGGCGGGTTGGCTCGGTCGACGACAGGAATCGTGTGGCCAGGGCCGAAGGGGGACAGATCGCCCGTGGCGAGGCGAGCGTTCGTCTTGTCGCAGATGGATTGGAGTTCGGCCTTGGAGAATCGGCGGACGAGGTTGCCGTCGTGGTCGAATTCGTCGTGCGCGTCGAAGATCGGCACGCCCGGGATGCAGACGTACTCGTCCGATTGCAGGATTCGCTGCAAGGTCAGGGTCGGAAGATCGGCTGCGACGGCGACCAACGAAAAACCCTCAAATCGTCTCGCGCTGTGCGAGGTCAGACTTGAGGGTCCAAATCGTGTACGTTTTGGGGAAGCGATTGGCACAAGAAAAAAGAAAAACCCCGCAGCTAGGCGGGGCCGATGACCTTGGGAGGGCGCCAGACCTCGAGCGGGATTCGTCGTGGCTTGCAGGTCGAGCGGTGCCTGACGGGGCGGCGTCTATTGAGGAACGCCAGCAAATTGGCGAGGGATTCGAGCCTCACCCACTGGTCGATCATTCGCTCCCATGGCAAACAGCGGAGTCGCATCATGTCGACCCCCACGCGATCGGCCAAGGGTTCGTCGGTAAAGCAGGCTCGCGGATCACGTTGATCTCTTGCAGCAACTCGTCAGCGATGTTGAAGACGCGAACGATGCCGAAAGGAACCTCGGGGTCGTAGCGGACCTCGATCGAGTCCGAAAGCGGGTAATTTGCGAACGGAGAGGTTTCGGGCTTCCGCTTGGCTTTCGGGAACGCCAGCGAAACCTTCGGCGGCGGAAGCTGCGGCCGTTCGTCGGGCGGGACCAAACCTGTCAATTTGATCCAGCGATCGATGCGAGCGGCACGGGCGATGTCGCTTTCACTCATCACGCAGGCCCCACGATCTTGAATTCCCCCGCGTAGAGGCTCACGCCCTCCTGCACCTTCGGCAGTTCCGCCTCGTATTTCTCGCAGTCGAGCGTCAGCTTCGCCGAAAGCATGCCGTTCGCGTGCTTGCGGAAGTCCGTCGCCAGGCCGACGATCGGCGAGGTGTACGACGACCCGACGCGGACCTCGGCCTCGATGGGGACCGGCAAATGCGGCTCGTCGAGGAGGATGGCGCGGTAGACGATCGCGTCGGGAGTGGAGTGGTAGACGGTGGTCATGCCCCCTCCTTGGTCACTTCCACCTGGACGCTGGTTGCGACTTTGGTTGCCGTTTCGTGGGCCCCATTCAGGATTTTTTCGGCCAACTCGTTCATCATCGCCTGCACTTGATCCGCCATGGCCTGGTCGGTCGACTGCGGAAAATTCACCGACAACGAAAGCTCGATCATTGCTCTGCTCCATGGCGCGGGGTGCGGGGCTTGGGCATGCCGACGACTTTACGACATGCCTAAAACGCGTTTTGGGGATGTCGTCGTCTAAAACGGCCCTTTCTTCTTTCGGCTAGCCTTTTTCGCTCCGCTTCCCCTTCGTTTTCCCATGCCCCCAACCTGGTGGGCAAATGCTGGATGAAATCCCCGAAAGGGTTCGCCAGACGGCGGAATTGCCCCATGCCGACGTCGCGACTCGAGCCCCGCCTCATGCCAGACTCGCGTCGCCTTGCTGGGCCCGTCGAGGAAGCTGTAAGATTTTTGGTATCCGAACACGGTCCCACGCACGCGCAGCCGATCCCACACGAATCCGCCCTTGCTGCCGCTGCGGTACATGTCAAACGCCATCTCCAGCGGGATGTCCTCGTAGCGGTAGACCGACCCGTCGAGGTAGCTAATCTCCATCGCGTCCTCGCCCGGCAACCACCGGAACCACGCGACGTTGCTCGATTGCACCTGCATGATCTTGCCGCGGCGAATGTCGTCCTCGTCGCCGCCGATCTCGTCGAGCAGGGCTTTGGCGAGGTGCTCATCGACCGGCATTTGCGGCTGCCGTCGGCCGAACGGTGAAGACGCCGGCGAACGAGACGGCGGACGGCGCGGCGGTTTGATGCCGCCGGCCTTGGTTTGCCCGCCGCCGAAAACAGACGTGAAGATGTTCTTGAGGAATCCCATGGCTCGATCATGCACATGGGGGACGGAATGGGGAACCGACTAGGTCGCGGCGGGCGATTCTAGGGCCAATCCCCACAGAAAAGAATTTTGGGAAATCTTGCCGATTCCGCTATACGACGCTTGACAACGTATAGCTGACGGCTTATAGTGTATATGTCGAGACGAAGAACACTCAACCCAAGGTGATGCGATGACGACTCAGACCTCCTCGATGTTGATGCTCAAGCAGTCCTACCAGTTGGTCAGCAGCGGCAAGGGCCGTGATAAGTCAGAGCTTCGGGACAACGCCCGCAACAACCTTGTGGTGTTTACCGGCACCTATAAGCAGTGCGTTGCCGAAGCCAAGCGTCGAGGCGTGTGGTTCAGCTAATGCGACCTTCGGTGCGGGGGCGGCATGTTCCGCCCTCACGCCGAGTGCCGAGTAACCCTGGAGTCCCCCATGCCGAAGACCCAACACAATTTCCGCCTCTCCGACGCCGTCGCGGAGGCCATCGACGACCTGACTGCCAGCGCCGGCGACAAGTCCAAGGCCGTCAGCGAGGCTCTACTCTACTGGCGGACCGCGATGGAGCAAGCCGGACGCCGTAACGCCGACGAATTTTCGCCCGAAGATTGGGAGCTGCTGGGGCATCTTGGCAATCCCGAAGACAACACCATCGGCCTGGACGACGAGGACCGCATGCCGCACTGGCCGACGATCCTTGCCGTGTCGCTGTCGCAGATCCACGACGGACGAGCAGTGATGCTCGCCTCGCACAAGGAGGAGCAGGCGGCGGCGCGGAAGCTGGCGAAGCGTGTCGGCACCCTGGACGTGGCGAGAGGGTACGCGCTCTACTCTGCCCTAAGGTATTTTTGGGGGCATTCGGACGCGGGGCTTGAGGCGGCAATTAACCCGGAAGTGTGGCTCTCAGCGGAGGGGAAGCCATGACCCCCGAAGAGCGGGCCGCTCCGCGAGAGATCGCGGGGCGGCTTTAATCATGATCGGTCAACGATTCGCTCTCCAGTTATCCTCTTGGCTGTAGCTGACTGCCTCGATTTCATATCTTTCCCCATGTCTTTAATGATTCGATCCGCATCTTGTTGAGTGATGCCTGGTTCAATTTCTCGCACTACAATGTTTCCACTTTTGCTGTCCCGAACCGACACCGTGAACGTGTAAGATGGCACGGACACTTTCCTCCCAGACCCGTCTTCGACGATTTTGTCTCGCACATCTACTGTTGGCTTCATGTATTCCGGAAACATTCTTTTCGCCGCATGAGCGTCAGACCGATTTTTATCTGACAATGCCTTCCATTCGCTTTCGCTCATCTTCGCTTTAGATTTGACAGCCTCAAGCATCGTCATTTTTTTCGGTTCATCCCCCATATCGCCCCCCACAGCCTTCCCCTCCGACGGCGGCTTCCCCCCGCCCCCATTGTCGGCAGGCTTCGCCCCTTCGACGCCGGCGATCTTCTGCAGCAGTTCATCCCGCCCGTCGCGGTCGCCGATCTTGACGCCCTTCTGCTGGGCGACCTTGAGCAAGTCAGTATGCGACAGGCCGCCGTAGTCGGGTTGCGATGGGGAAGTTGGTGCCGCCTTCGGCTTGGGGCCTTGCTCCTGCTGCCTCGCCGCATAGTTCGCGATTGCGTGCTCTTTCGCGGATTCCGCAACCGTCAGAGCCCGAGCGTAGTATTCCGCAAGCGTGCCATGCCCCATCTCGTCGAGCGCCGCCGCAGCGTCCTCGATTTGCTTCGCCACCCCGTCAAATCTTTTGGAAATCTGTTCCGCAGATCGGGCTCCTCCCGACTCTGATTCGCGTCTGATCTGTTGATAGGCGTTGCTCAACTCGCGAAGCACCTCGTTGTTGCCCTGGTATTTCCCCGTTGCATTCATGCCGCTGTAGAGATGGTCCAAATAGGACGTATCTGTATCTGCCAACCGCTCCAAATCCTTGCCGATGTCTCCGGTCGGCTTGAATTGCGGCGCAGACGTGCCGTATCCCGTTTTGGGCAATCCTTGGAACTCGCTCATATGCCGCAGCGACGCTGAGAGGTTCGATTGAGCCTTTGCTTTCGGGTCTTGTGGCTCAGCTTTCGGCGTCTTGCTCGTCGGCGCTGGCGAAGCTGGGGCCGCGGCCTTCGCCGCTTCCGCCGTGCGCTCCTTCTCCTCCATGCTTCGCTGAATCGCCGATTTGCCGTCGATCTCTTCCCTGGTCCGCGTCGATTCGCTGCTGTTCGGCGTGTACAGAGGCTTCGCCTTTTCGCCCGACGTGAGAGGCTTGACCCACTCGCCGCCGTTGTCGTTCAAGAGGTTGCCCTGCACGGGCGGAGGCGTGAAGAATGCGGCGGTGGACGGGTCGGGCGAAGCAGAGGGAGACAGGACGTTAGAGCCATCCACAGCCTTGGGGAGCGAATCACCCTCAATCGGCTGCTTGGTACTCTGGCCGGGCCTTGAGTCCCCTTTATCCGTTCCTTTGACGCTGCTCGCCTTTGCCGCCTGCTGCAGAACGTAATCCGCACTCTGGACGTCCACGCCCCACTTCTTCGCCGCCGCCTTGACCGCCGTTGCCCGCTCTGCCTGGCTCCGCGCAGCCTTGAACGGCTCGACAACGTCCGGCGTCGTCAAGCCGTTTGCAGACAGCGAAGTATGGAGTTTGTCCAGCGCGTCGCGATAGGCGGGGTTGCGGTCAGCGTCACCTTTGCCGAGGTGCTCGCGGACTCGCTGCTTGGCGGTGAAAACCGGCTCGGCGTTTACTTGCTGCTGGCCTGCTTGGCCCGGTTGGCGGCCTTCGCCTCCTCCGCCAGCTGCTTCCGCAGGGCCGAAGCGTACTGGAGTTTCTCCGTCAACTCGGCCATGATCGCCAAGTCCTCCTCCGTCTGAGGCTTGCCCGATTCGATCTCCTCCATCCCGCCGTCGTAGTTCATCGCGTCGATCAGCAGCTGGTCGCTCAGGCTCAGCCCGCCGTACTCCGTTTGCGTCGTCAGCGGAAACCGCTTCACGCTCAGGTACTCTTCCGGGGTCATGATCTTGTCTGCCATTTTCGTTCTCCTTCGGAGGGCCTTCCCCTCCACTACTATTATCCGATACTTTTCCCTGTTCGGCAAGAGGAACAGGGGAATTTAATCCAGATTCGCCAGGATTTGTTCGTCCGGCGTCGTCGGCTGCGGCCGGCTTCCCTGCGGCGTCACTCGCCCCTGCTCCATCTCCTCCTTGAGCCACTGGAGAAGGCTTGTCGGATCCGCTTTGCTGGCCTGCTCCGGATTCGGCGGCGACGGCGGCGCGGACGGCTTCGAGGGCTCGCTGCTTGGCTGCATCTTTGGCCTTCTTTCCCTTCGCCGCGGCGTATTCCTTCGCGGCTTCGTTGAGTGCCGAACTGACCGGCCCTTTCAAGTTTACCAGCCCGTCGAACGTGTTGTTCTTTTCGGTGTCCAGCACGTTGCCCGCGCCAGCGACCTTTTCCGCCCGGCGCTTGCTCGCCACGACCGCGAAGTCGTTCACGTCCTGGGCCAGCTGGTTGCGGATGTAGCCCTTGAGTTCGTTCCGTTCGACAAAGACGTCGTCCTCGTAATCCTCGTTGCCGAAGAGCCCCATGCCCTCGGCGGCGTCGTTGCGAGTGACCGCGGGCACGGCGGCCATCTCCCGCGCCATTTCCTCGACGGTGCGAAGGCTGATGTCCTTGCCGTCCTCTTCCCGTTTGTCGAGAATCTTGACGAGCTTCTCCTGGCGAGCATGGTCGGGCAGATTCCGGCCGATCGCCAGGGCCCGGCCGATTTCCATGTCGTCGCGCGCCACGCGATCGAACAGCTTGTCCGAAAGTGCCGTCAGCGCGACGGCGTCCTCGGCGAGTTTCCCCTTGAGGCTGACGCCAGTCTTCTTCATCTCTTCCGGCCCGGTGCCCGTGTCCCGCATGAACTTCGCGGCATCGACCGGCGTGCCTCGCCCCTCGGCGATGTTGATGAGGGCGCCCTTTGCCCGGGCCTCTTCCGGGGTCTTGGCGTCGATGTAGCGAACGGCCATGTCCGCGACGTTCAGGCGGCCCGCCAGTTCGCGCCGATGGTGCCCGTTGACGACGTAGGTCTTGCCGTCTTGCGGGTCTTTCCAGACGGCCAGAGTGCCCGCGAAATCGGGGTTCCACGTCTGAACCGCCTTGAGCTCCTGCGTCACCCCGCTTGCGTCCGTCTTCAGTTTGAACTGGAACCGCTTCGGGTCGATGTTCAGGGCCTCGGTCGGAGCGTTGTAGACCTTGCCGAGTTCCGGCTCGCCCTTCCCGGTCCAAGGCTCCGCCGGCGCCTGCTCCGCGATCATTTTCGGCGGGACTTTGCCCGTGATTCCTCGCTCGTCCGCATGCGCGAGCATGGCGTCCAGCGCGGCCATCTTCCGCTTCAACGCGTCGTGTGCCGGCGTCCCCTCTTGGGCCTTGCCGAGAGCCATCTCGGTATCGTCGGCGAGTTCCTGCAGGCGATGGACCACGAAGTCGCCGTGATGGTAGAACAGGGCCCGGAACGCGTTCGCGGCCTGCTTCTTGACCGCCGCGTCGTCGGCCTGCGCGTGCCCCTTCGTCCGCTCCTTGAGCTTTTCGCGGTCGACGTCCCCCTTGGAGCGGAATTCTTCCTGCCGCTGCTCCCGCGTCGCGGGCGGCTTCTTGAAGTAGCGGATCTGGCCCGTGCGCGTGTTGCGGTAGCGGTTTCCGCTCGGATTCTTCGATCGGGTGCTCTTCTCCGCGACCCATTCCGAAGCAGCGAAGCGGAGCGGCTCGTCCTGCTCCTCGCCTGCCCAGTGCCATCGCCCATACATTTTCACGCCGCCAGGCGAGTCGTCGGCGAACGCTCGCCACTGGCCGTCGGCGTATTCGATCCGACCGCCCACGTCGGCGAGTTCGGCCTGCGCGCGTTCGATTTCGTCCGCGCTGATGCCGAGCCCGCAATCGAGGTAGGAGTTGAACAGCCCGGCGTGCAGGTCGGCGAGGGCGAGGGCTTCCTCGGCGTAGGGGTCGGCTTTTGCGTACATGCCCACTCCCACTTCTTCCGGGACGAAGTCCATCAGCGAATCGGCCAGCGCCTCGCTGGTCGCTTGCGGCGAAGCGAACAGCGAACCGATGACGTAGGCCGTGCTGCCGAGCGGAAGCATGCTGGCCGCCGTCCCGCCCACCGCGCCACCAGCTGCTCCGCCTGCGACGCTGAGCAGCTTCGCGCCAGCCAGGTCGACCGCCTTGCACCAATTGACGCGTTTCTTGACTGCGGCCTCATCGAGCCCTTGCCCTCTCGCAATTCTCGCGACCACGGACTGGCCCGCCGTGTAGGTCGCGAACATTGCACCGAAGGTTTTCTCAACCGGCTTCACGACCGGCGCGGGGAGTCGTCCCTTGACGAAATCCCAGGCCGCATGCGCGAGACTTTCGAGGGCATGGAACCAGTCGCCAGCCTTCGTGGCCGATTTCTTCAGAAGGCCCACCAGACCGGCCGCCGCCTTCTCGGGAGGCTGGTCCAGAACGGCATGGATTTCTTGCGCGTGCGATTTGCCAGGGTGCTCCTGCTTCGCTTTCGGCGAGGCCCCGCCGCCGCTCGTCCATTTCCCCGTCTGGTCTCGCGGTTCTTGCTCCCAGTGGCGAGGCCCCGCGCCGCCGACGACGGCGTACCTCGAAACGTCATTCGCCGCGATCGCCTCGAGGGAACGGATCTGGTCAAGCGGCGTCTTCATGCGAATGTCCGCCGCCGAGTTGATCGACGCGAGCAGCGCGCGAGCCGCGGCGGCCCCTTCAGGACCGCCGAGCAGGCGAAATCGGGCGATGAGGGCCGGGATGTCCATCTCAGGCCGCCTTGCGTTTGCTCTTACTGAACAGGTATTCCCACAGTTGGAACGACAGAGGTCCATTCGTGGCCCATAGGCTTGCGCCGATCGGACCACTGGCAAGCGCCAGCGTGTCGATGGTGAGAGCGGCAACGACCACTGCGGCAACGCCAAGCCCCTTGGCAATGCCGGTCGCGCCAGCGATCGCCATCTCGGCCAGTCGCTTCGTGACAGTCCAGATGCGAGCGGCGAACGATTGGTTTGCGGGCTCTTTCTCGAGCATCTCGCGGAACTGCCGGATGCCTTCGGATTCGATCTCCACCGCGTCGAGCTTGGCTAGGTTCTCCTTGGAAAACGCCGCTTTCTTGACCTCGGGCGGGACCTCCGGCATCGCCTCCCCCGGCAAACTGAACGGGTCGGACGATTCAGCAGCAGACGCCGGCAACTCGAACGGGTTTTCCGTCTTGCCCTTGCCCTTGAGGTGCTCGTCGACCACCTTGTCGCCAAGCAGCCCGCGGAGGATGTCCTCGGGGATCTCGCCAGAGTCAAACCTCGAGAGAGTGCCGCTTCGCAGCTGCTCGATTTGGCCGAGCTTCGCCTCTTCGTCGGCAATGCGCTGCTTCAGAAACTTGATCGCTTCGTCGCGATTCCGGATTATTTTGGGCTTCTTGTATCCGTGGTTGTTGTCGATCACCATCGCCGGCAGGTCGGGGTTCTCCTCGAGCACCTTCAGCGCGACCTTGCGAGCCTCGATATTGTCGTGCGTCGCTCGTTCAAGTGCGACCGTTCGGGCGAGTTTGCCCTTCTTGCGGCCGTTCAGCGCGCGAATAACGACTCCATCCCAAGCGCCAGCAACTTCGCGATCGACGAAGCAATAGGCGAACTTGGACCAGCCTGCTTCTTCCGCCGACCCAGGCTTGCCCGCCGACGCGTACAGCTTTTCCATCAACTTCTTGTAGTCGCCGCTAACCTGGTCGAGACGGATCGGGTATCCCTCCTGGTCGAAATGGTCATTGGTCGCAGTTCCCTTTCCGGACCCGCCGCCGCCAGCGAGGACGATGACGGTCTCGTTTCCCTTACCTTTCAGGTCTTTCAACGCTCGCGCATACAGGGCCTTCGTGAGATGGCTGCATGCCTCGTGGACGTCCCCGGAGTTCGTGCCGACGTATTCCGGGAACAGGTCGCGGAACTCGTCCGTATTGACGGCGAGGCTCCGCAGCTTGCCGTCGGGGTTGTAGTAGACGTTTTCGTTCGGGTTCTTCTCGCCGGGATTCCGGTTGGGGTCAAGGTACGCATCGAGGTAAGCGGCCGTGTGCTCTTGCGCCCTCGCCTGCGTCAATTCGTCGACCTGCTTGCCGGTCAATCCTTCCGGTTTTGCGTGCGGCATCTCGCTCGGCTTGGCCCACTGGCCGCCAGGCCCGGGCACTTCCGCCTTCGGTTTCCCCTTCGCGGGCGGTTCTTTCGCCTCGGCAGGCTCCGCCTTGGCCTTCGGCTTGAGGATGGACTCGATCGCCTTGCCGAGTTCGTCGTCAGCCTTTTGCGCGGGCCGCTTCTCCGCTGCCGGCGAAAGCGGGTGTTCCGGGGCCTTCGGCTTCGTCGCAGGCTTCGCTGCCGGCGCTGCTGCCGCCTTCACCTTCCCGCCCGGGTTGGTGTCGCTGTAGACGACCAGGGGCTTGCCGTCCGGCCCCTTCTTTGTGCGATGGACCCAACGACGGTTCGACGGGTTCTTCCGCCCTTTGACCGTTTCCTTGTGCCAGTCGTCCGCGGAATATCGCGCCGCCTCGCCGGCCTCGTCGAGCATCCAGTCGGATTCGGACGAATCCGGCTTCGCTGCCGCGGCGGAATAGCGTTGTGCCAGGTCGTAAGCGGTCGTCGTCATGGCTCAGGCCCCAAGGTCCGAAACGATGTCGTTGAAGTCGTCTTCGGTCGGCTGGTCGGCGGCGATCTGCGAAGGGTCGCCCATGGCCGCGCCAGGATCGCCCGGCATCCCAGGCATCCCGCCGGCGCCCTGCTGCTGCTGCTGCCCGCCCAGCGTCTTGTCGCCAGGCTGCGGGTCGCGCAGGTTCGGGATGAGGGCCCGCACGTCATCCTCGATGACGCTGCCGCCGAGGTTGCAGAAGGTCTGCACCGCCTGCATCACCGCGGCCAGGTCGGGCTCGTCCACGCTGAAGCGGAACCAGACCGGCACGTCGGCCAGTTCGGGATAAATGAGGTACTGTAGCGGCTTGACGAGGTCGTGCGTCAGCGTGTCGCCGAGGTTGTAGCAGTCGAATTTCGCGATGTTGGCCTTGGTGTTGGCGTGCATCCCCGCGACGCCAGACCCGCCCAGGCCGCTCCCCTCGGTCCCGCTCGAAAGCGTCTGGCCGATCAGGTAGCGTTCGATGACGTCCTCGACGTGCTGCTGGAGGCGGAGCAACAGGTCGGCGCCGGATGTGGAGGTGTCCACGAACTCGACGGATTCGGTGTTGCGCGCGTCCGCGAACCGCGGAACAAGGATGTTCGTTTTGCTGGTCTGTTCCTTGCTCGCCTTGAGCACCGCCTTGTAGCTCGCGTCGCTGTTGGCCTGGTAGTACCAGACCCGGACGCCCATGCCCACGCGATCGCACCAGTCGGCGATGTTGCTGAGCCATTCGTGGCGGAGCCAGTTGAGCCACATCACCGTGGAACGGGCTCCGATGCCGTGGATCATCCCCGCGGCCTCGGGCATATGCCACGGCGCGTCGAGGACCTCGTGCTTGTGGATGATGAACTTCTGCCGCCAGCCGCCCTTGAGCAGCATTTCGCGGGATTGCGTGCCGATGATCGTCTCAGCGCCCGGCATCTGGCCCGGCGCTCCCGCCGCGACCATGACCGTCGGCGTACCGTCCCAGCGAAAATTGATCTTGTCGCCGTCGACCGGCTGGTGCGCGGCGATCGTCGGCACCGAGGAGGAGCGGAATTCGACCCGCTTGCCGACGGGATAGGGCAATCGCAGCCGGCGATACGAGTAGGCGAGTTGAGCCCCGTAGCGCCCGTACCAGATGGCCTCGAGCAGGTAGTAGAGCAGCTTGTGCCAGTCCGGGGTGAGCTTCAGAACCGCCGTCAGCCCGTCCTTGACCGCCTTCTGCGCGGGGTCGCGTTCGTCCTGAACCTCGATGTTCCACTTCCGGATGGCGGCGTTGAGCTTGCGCTCTTGCAGGATGCCCATGATGAGGGCATCGTTCCGCATCTTGTGCGCGAACTGCGGGTCTTTGCGAAGGGCCTCGTCGTGGCGCCCGCTCATGTAGACCTTGTAGGCCGTGTTCATGAGCGAGGGGAACGTGACGACCTGCGGAAGCGAGAAGCGACGGTCGTAGCCCTGCGTTTCCCGCCAGGGCTTGCCGTTTTCGTCAAGGATCGGCGGGCCGTTGTAGAAGCCCGGAGTGGTCGATTCGAGATAGCCCATCGTCGTTGCCCTCGCAACGATCGATGGTGCGGGCTATGTACGGTTTGGGCTAGGAACTGGGATTGCGACGGCGCGGCAGGCGAAACACGCCGTAGTCGCCGATCAGCAGCCCTGCCGCTCGCATCTGCTGCAATTTGGCCTTTGCCACGTTCAACGGCGTGCCATTCGGCAACGCGTGCAAGACGCTTTCAGGGTTGCGCCGTCCAGCGAACCGCTTCGGATACCAGTTGCACCGCTCTCGCAGAAGGAAGGACAAACTCCAGAATTGCCATGGTCGATAGCCGCTCTGCCTTGCGGTGGATGACCGCCGCGGCCTGCTTCGCCTCGATCGCCTGCTGCCGCATCCATCGCTGCTGGTCCCACAATTCGCCCTCGCGGAACCACCGCTTTCGATTCGGCCTTCCCTCGAGGGCCACGAGGTATCGGCCCTTCTCTTTCGCCGCGACCGTGCCTTGCTTTCGCGTCTTCCGCACGACGACGGATTCGCCGACGAGAAACGATGTCCTGGTCGGGGTTGGCGCTTGTGGTGGGTTCGGCGGTTCCGCCCCGTAAGCCCAAATGTGCGGGTCGCTATTCATGATGCCTCGGCGCTGAGCATCTGCTGAAGAGTCCGCCAGGCCAGGTAAACCTTGCGAACGTCGCTGACGCCGCAGCATCGCTTCAACTGCTCGTGGATGTGGTTGTCATTCCGGAGGCGGCGTCGCTTGCGGGCCTTGCGGTCCTTGTGGCACTTCGCCATGGGTTGCTCGCTTTCGGCTTTCGTGCTGCCTGACGTATTGGTTCGCTAGGCTCAAGTACGCCATGCCCTTCGCGGTCAGCCTGAAGTCGCCACGGCAACCGCAGGCGCAGCCATCCAGACAGCACCAAAAGCGATCGTTCACCGTGCCGGCAGCGGGGCCGCCGCAGTCGGGGCAGGTCGGCGGGGGAGGGGATGCCTGGTCGGCCACTTGCTCACCCGAAAAGTTTCCTGCGTGGCCGGTCGCCGTCTTCCCGCTCATCCCACGCCTGACGAGCCGTCTCCAATACTACCGGCACGTCCAAATTCGTTTCGTAGTACGCCAGATTCAGCGCGTCGCCGTCGTCGGGGCTTCGGCCGAGCTTGTCCTTCGTGCGGTCCTTCGGCTCGATCACGCGACGCCCGGCCGCGTCCTGAGCCCACTCGATCGCACACAGCTGCGTCTTGAGGCGATGACGCACTTCCTTCGACAACGCGCCGAACGATAACAGCCCCATCGTCGCCCGCTCGCGAACGGTGAACCACAGTTCGCTTCGTTTGTTCGGGTATCGAAGCGACGCCGGCTTGCTCCCGGCATTGATCGGAATCACCCAGTAGCCCTCGGACGACAGCACGTCGACCAGACCGCCGCCGACCCCGTCGTCGTCGATCTTGATCGCGATGCGTTCCTTTCCGAGCGGGTCCATGCCCCTCTTTCGCAGCCGATTGGCGAGGTCCACCAGCCGCGCCACCTCGCGGCGTGTCTTCTCCGCGATCTGCGGCACGCTCAGCCCGTTCCAGTCCTCGTGGTAGAGCGACACGTGGCCCCACCGTGAATGCAGGGCGGTGTAGTCGTCGCCGAACCGGGCGACGTCGCAACCGATTTGCGGCAAGACGTCCACGTCCTGGGCGATTTGCCCAAGGGCGCCGACCAAGTCCGCGCCGCGGTCGCAGCACGCGGCGAACAAGGCGCTATTCCACAGCGAATAGGCGCCGAACGACGGCCAAACGCCCATGACGCGAGACTCGAAGATCGGCCCGGGACGATACCAGCGACCGCTTCCCGGTCTCCACTCGAAGTCCGTCGCCGTCGCGTCTTCAGCTTCGATCTTTTCGCACCACGATTCGACCCAGTCGTCGAGCTGCGCGAGCGTGACCGCTCCCGGGATCGGCGCCTTTTCGCCGCGGAGTTGCGCGTGAATGTTGGGGTGGTCGCGTGCGTCGAGGGCGAACGAGCGCCACCGCGGATTGCCAAGGCGGTCGGTGCTCATTTCCTCTTGCCAGAACTGGCTCGTGGTGTCGGTCGGGTTGCAGATGGCGAGCCAGTAATGCCCTTCCTCAGCCGAGAACATCGTGCTCGTGGTTTCCCAAAAAACGGCATCCACCCCGACAGCTTCGTCGAACACGAAGAGCATCGATCCTTTGTGCCGCCCTTGGAACCCTTCGCCCGTTGCCGACGTCTTGCCGATCGCCCAATGCTCGGGCCCTGTCTCCATCTTGGCCGACTTCGGCAGCAATCCGCCCAGGCCGGCACGCTGGCGCCACGCGCGAATCTCGGACCAGAGAATCGTCTCGACCGAGCTTTGGTCCGGCGCGGTCGTGATCGCGATACCGGGATTGTGGTTGTCGAAAAACCAGTTGGTGATCCATGCCGCAAGGAACGATTTGCCGACGTTGTGGCCGGCTCGGACGAGGACGCGGTGCGGCGGTTCTAGAAGTGCGCGAGCAATCTCGGCCTGCTTGTCCCAAATCGTTTTGATGCCGAGGATCTGGCGAGCGTAGCCGACGGGGTCGCGAGGGAACGAGTCAGGCGTCACCCTCGCCTTCAGTTTTTTTCGGAGCCTTCGGAGCCTTCTTGCGGCCTCGCCGAGTTGCATTCGATTCAAGCTCCTTGATTCGCTCGAGCAGTTCGGCCTCGCGCTTCCGATCGAGGATTGCGTATTTGTCCGGCATGCGGCGCTCGAGCAGCCACGCGCGAGATTGCCAGTTCGAGACGCCTTGCCGGATCTCGTCAGCCAGTTCTTCCTCGGATTGCGCCAGCGCCTCGCGGACCGCGATGTAGAAGTCGACGTAAAGTCGCCCGTCGTTGTGCTTGAGCGGTTCCCCTGCCTCGAGGCGGTTCCACTCGGCTTCGCCCCAGCTGAGCCAGCGGTACAGTTTCCCCTTGTGGATTCGGCACAAGGCCGCCGCCGTCTCGAAGAAATGCACCTTGCGGATCTTGGCCGCGAAGGTCGCAGTCAGTTCCGGCGTGAGCGTCGTCGGTCGTCCGTATCCCGGCACTTTTTAATGTGTCCTAGAAGCTATTGCCTGAAAAGCGGCACTTCCGCGATCAGGGCGATGGGCTCGCCTGGAGTGACGAACCACCCGCGTTTATCACTTGGATCATCTCCGCGATACCGCGAATTGACAAGCCAGACCGACAACGGATAGCGGAGCCTTGCCTTGGTGATGGGCGATTTGTCGTACACCATAATCCCGCGTTTCGCGGCGACGGGATGATCGAGGACGAGGCCAAGAACGTCCGCTTCCAGCCAGAGGTCGAGGCCGATGAAGAATTCGACGGGATCAGGGCCGAGGAACAGACGTTCGCGCGAGTAGATCGTCCAGAGGGCGGACTCGCCGGGGAAGAGCTCCGGCTGGAAGAGGTCTTGCTCAGGGGCGAGGTTTCCGGCGCGCTTCCACCGCATGCTGCTCCCGCCTTCGGCTGCGCAATCGCTTTGCTCCTGCGTGCAACCCCCTACCCCCTACAAGGCTAACTCTGGGCAGGCTGGGGATGTCTCACCCCACGTCATTCGCGTATCGGCCGGGAAGCCGTCCTGCTCAGGCACGGCCCGTCAGTCGGGAGGGCCGATTGCCTTACCGTTCGCCAGTCTGAGGCTCCTGGCAGGGTATCGCGTCGGGCGGGGAAGGGCAAGCCTGGCACAACTACGGCGCGATTATGCCAGACTTATGCCATCTCTACGCCAGGGCTATGCAGCCTCTACCCCCAAACCGTGCCGAACTCGTCCGGCTCGCCGCGGTGGTTCCACCACTCGATCGCCTTGACCGGCCGACTTGACCGCGGCCCGCGAGCGCCGCACGACTCGCAAGTGATCGCGTAAAATGACTCGCCGCGGCGCGGCAAGACGAGTTCCGGATCTCCGTTGCAGTGTGGGCACCCCAGTACGTTGAACGGTTTCGCGGGGCCGCCGTCGAATCCGACGCGGATCGTCTTCATTTGTCAATCTTCCCCAGCAATTCAATCAGCCGATCGGCATCGGCGTCCGTAAGCCCGATCGCGCCGCTCGTAACCACTGCGGGGATTCCGTGCCTTGCCCACTCAAAGTCGATGTCGTCTACAGCGGCGAACGCCGAAACCACTGGACCATCGCCTGGCAGATTTTTCCACCAATTCAGCCAATTCAAACACTGACGCGCCCGCTCGTCGTTTTCATCTCCAGGCGTTTCGGCGTCCTTCTCCGTGTATCCGACGATATTCGTAATGCCGATCAACCCATGCGTCCGGAGCATGTAAGCGAAACCTGTTAGCGTCATTGCGCCGCCGTGGATCATGTACCGCCATGCCGACGAAATCACGATCTTGCAACCCGTCTCCTTCACGACGCGGCTAAGTCGTTTCACGCACTCGCGGCGGATATTGCACGACTCGGCTTCAGCGTCGTACTCGTGGCCGTTCAACACGCCGTCGATGTCGAGGAATAAGACTTTCACGCCCCCTCCTTCACATCGCAGTCCGCGTAATCCCACGCCAGGCAATACTCGCGCGAAGCGCCTAGCGCCGTCGCCACGTCCTTCAATCGGGCGAACGCGTGCATGTCGCGATAGTAGGCCGCGCGCCGGAAGTGGATCGCGAAGAACCGCCACGCGTGCAGTTGGAACTTCTGCCGCCCGACGCGATCGGAGTGAGCCCGCACATAGGCCGCGAGGCTAAGGTCCGCCTTCTCGGCGGCGAGCACCTGGTCCGGCTCGGTCTTGTCGACGAGGATCGCCTGGAGCAACGTCGTAGGCAGGCCGGGATAGTCGCGAGACGGCCGGGTGTTGACGAGGTCCGTCCCTTGCCGGTCCATCTCCGACTTGCGAAGGTCTTGCATCGATTGGTCGGCGTAATGCTCCATCACTTCGCCTCGGCAACATCGACGAAATCCATCGCCCGCTGGAGCAACCCGATCGCGTCCAGCTTCATCGCGATCGCTTGGAGCAGCGCCAGGCCCCAGTAGTCGCGGCGGGCCTCCATCGGCTTCTTGAAGCGATACAAGAGCCAGACCGAATCCTCGTAAAACTCCGTGCGGCCTGCGGTGCCTCGGCGGAGTTTCGCCGCGACGTAGGCTTCGCGGTCGTCCTCGTTGCCGTCGATCGCGAGCGAGAGTTCCGTCTTCACGTCGTGCCGGTTGTCGAAGATGCGGGCGACGTCGTTCGGCTGCTTCGTCTGCCGTCGAATCCGGTCGACCGTCCGCCGCTCCCGGTCCGCTTCCGCCGCTTGCTCTACCTCGGTCATTGCAGCCTCGAGATCCGTGAACAGCGGGGAATCCGGATCCAGCACAGGGCCGGGGTCCGGCTTCCAGGCCGCCGCTTCGTCGTCAAATTTCCGCTCCGTCGCCATGGTCAGCATCCCTTTGCCTCCAATGCTCGCTTGACTACCGCGAACGCTTCACCCGTTTTGACTTGCTTCGGCGTGACTTGCAGCACGCGCCATCCCGCAATTTGGGCCTCATTCAGCTTTTCCATGTCGCCGATCTGACCGGCGCCTCGCGAGTGCCGCCCACCCGTCCAGACTCCGCCGTTGATCTCCAGGGCGACCTTCGCCGACTCCCATGCCCAGTCGAACCGCCACTTTCGCACAGGGTGGAAACGCAGCTCAGGCACTGGCTCCGGCAACTGGAACGCCTTGCACATCGCCAAGAAATAGTTCGCTGCCATGCCGTCTAATCCAGTCGTAAACGCGTCCTGTTGGCTTCGTGCCACCTCGGGCCTCCGAAGGCGATCCGAACGCCTTGGCGGGCCATCCTGTTCGAAAATCCAGGCATCAGGGTTCGCTAGGTCTTCTCGGCCCATGTCCCAGATGCCATCCGCCGTTGCATTCCCGGCAGCGATAGACGTTCAGCTGGACCGTCTCCGTCTCACCCGCCCGCCCCTGCCGACGCATTCGCCGCCTCGCATACTTCGCGTCGCGATACGTCCGATACCGGCGTTTCCCGCTTCGGCATCGCATCACGCTTCAACTCCATTCGCATTTCGCGAGCGATGCGACGCAGCGCCATCGTCTGAAAGTGCAAGTTGTGGTCGGCGAGCACGGCGTCGATGTCCTCGTCGTTCATGCCCGCTTCGCTCCATCGCAGCACCTCGGCCGCCAACTCGTGCGCCGCTCGAACAAAGTCTTCGATCCGCATTGCCCTTGCCTCCTTGGGTGAGGGGATTGTGCCAGATGCCGGAAATCACCGTCGCGCTTCGCTGAGAATCGCCACCTTCGCCCGCGGCGTGCACATCGCGACCCACTCCGCCGCCATCTGCTCACTCGTCCCGAAGACCTCGTGGAACTCGTTGCAGAGCCAGGCGTAATAATCCCGCAGCGACCAAATGCGAGCGTGGTTCTTCTTGTGCTCGCGCAGCCAGTCGTTGACCTTCGCGTACTTCTCCGACCCGAGCGGACACGAACACGTCACCGAAAGCTCGAGGCACGGCGCCCGCCATCCGCCAATCACTTCGCCCGTCTGCGAGTCCACGCTGAACTTGACCGACTTCGGATGCGGCACGACGAGCAGCGCCGTGTCGAAGCACCGGATGCAGCGGTATTCCGTTGGCGGAGTGTCGGCGCCGTATCGCCGCAGCCGGCCGATCAGGTCGCTCCAGACGTCAGGCTGCGGGTTCGCTCGCATGTTCATCGCATCGACTCCCCGGTGGCGTTGATGAGCGTTCCCGCGGTCAGCCGGTCCTCGACTCGAGCGTCGAACAACTCGCCGAGCTTCGTCAGCACAAGGTTGGTCGTGAAAATCAACCCTCGCCCTTCGCGACGGTCCAAAACGGTTTTCATGACCTCGTAGGTCGCGTCGCTCACGGTGCCGCGGCACCCGACGTCGTCGAGGACCAGCAAGGACGCGCGGTCCAGCCAGTCCCACCAAAAATCCCAGTCCGCGAGTCGGTCCTCGGTCCCGTAGGGCACGCGGAGCTTTCCCATCGTGGCCGTGTTGCACTTGCGGACGAAGTCGTCCCACGAGAACCACTTCGCGTCGGAAACGTGGTCGGCGACCACCAAGCCCGCGCACGTCTTCCCCGTCCCGGGCTCGCCGTAGATCGTCGTCGGCCAGGGAGACAACCCTCGGCAGACGTCGCGAAGTTTGCCGCGAATCGCCGGCGGGATCTTCGCGGGGTCACGATGAATCCTGCTCGCCGCGCAGATCTGCGGCACGGGCCGCATCAGCAGCTTCAGCTTGTTTTCGCTCGGTCTTTCGCCGTAAGGCTTCGTTCGCTTGGACTCGAGAAGGTCCCACAGGTCCTCCTCGGTTGCCGCTTCCGGTCGCATTCTTCGCTCCTTGACGAAATTGCTTGACGAAATCCCAAACCGGCTCGTTCCGGTCGCGCGTCGGGTCGCGCACTGCGGCGAAAAGCTGATCGCTGGTCGTGCCGAGGCGAACGGCCTCGGCGAAGGCGGACGAGATGACGCTGAGCTTTTGCGGTTGACAGGTCTGCCGGTCGCGGAATTCGGTTGCTGCTCGGAGGTGCGGAGAGAGTTCTTGCGATTGGTTTTGGTCCTCTTCGTTTGCCGGATGCTCTCCTTCCTTTCCTTTCCTTTCCTTTCCCTTCCCTTCCTTTCCTTTCCCTTCCTCCCTGCGCGTCAAATCTAGATTTGACGCGTCGTCACGCGTCACTGACGCGTCAATATTTGATCCGTCGCCTTCATTTTCATGCGGCGGCATAGGAGGTATTTTTGAAGCGCCTTCCCTTGGGTTGACGTGTTGGTGCGTGGCGAACGTCGGAATCCATGCAAACGCGTCCCCGTCTACCTCGTAAGTGACCACTAGCCCGCGATCAATCAGCGATTGAGAGACAGCCAGAATGTCGCAGTCGTCCGTAGGGAGGTATCGCATCTTGAAGGACTTTGGCCGCCAAGCGAATCTTCCGTCTCGGTCCGCCTCGCACCAAAGCGCGATGTAGAGCAGCCTCGCAAGCGGGGTGAGGTCGACGATGTCCTCGCTCGTGAAGAATTCCGGCTTGATCGTTCGAATACGCGCCACACCAGCCCCCTACTTGCCAAGCGGATCCGCTCACGCCCAACGTGGTAATGCGAGCACCACGGGCAGCGGTAGACGTTCACCCGAAACGCTTTGTCTTTCAGCAAACGCCGCCTCATGTGCTTCGCGTGCAACTTCGCAACGCGCCGGGTGCCGTGCATGACCTTGCCGGTTCGCCAGCACTTCGCGGGCATGCAGCACTCGTTGCGGCGGAGCTTCATGCGAACAACTCGACCATGACTTCCTTCTGTTGCATCGCCCGTTGAATGTTGCGGATCGCCGTTCGATGCCATTCTGGCTTGAGCTCGCAGCCGAAGAACCGGCGCCCCAACTCGACCGCGCAATAACCCTCGCTGCCGATCCCCGCGAACGGCGAAAACACCAACTCGCCGGGGTTCGAGTAGAGCTTGACGATGCGGCGAATCACTTCGAGCTGCAGCGGGCAAATGTGTCGCGTGTCGTCGGGACCTTTGGTGCCTTCAAGGTTGAGGGTGTCCGTCTCGCGGATGTCGCTCCAGCACGCTTCCGCCCACTGAATCCAATTGTTCCGCGTGACTTGGCATTCACTGTCGATCGGGACCGCATTCTCGCCTGGCGCCCGAAACTTGATGAGGTAGTCCCCCATCGTGCCGCGAGACTTGGCGCGATCCGCTTCGAGCCCCGCAAATTGCAACTCTCGGCTTCGCGTGCGGATCGCTTGGGCCTGCGGGTTTTTGCGAACCAGCCAATCGTACTCGTACACCAGTCCTGCCCGTTCGCCGAGGCGGATATTCAGCCCGCGAAAATCGTGCATGCCAACGCCCCCCGACCGCTTCATGCGGGGAACTTGCATGACGTGGACGACGATCACCCGGCCCGGTTTCACGACGCGGGCCAATTGCCGGTAGAAGAACGACAGGTGCAGTTTGGCGTCGCCGGCGAAGTCCTCGCTGTTGCCGATGTCGCCAACCTCTGACGTGTACGCGTAGAGTGTCGGGAAAGGCGGCGAGAACACCGCCATGTCAAAGACCGCTGGCGGAAGGCTTGCCATCGTCGTGATGCAGTCCGCGTTGACCATCTGGAATTGGCCGTTGTCTAGTTCCATTTCGTTGCTCCGTAGGTCTTGAAAATCCGCTCTTGCTCCCGCGTGTCCGACTCCACCATCGCCGCCTTGCGGATGACGGTTTCAACCATCGACCGTTCGATTTCGGTAATGGGGATATGCACGTTGAGAGGCCGCGTGCTGCCGACTCGATTGGCCCGTTTGACGGCCTGGTAATAGCTCTCATAGCTGTCTTGCAATCCGCTGAAAACCATGCGGGTAGCGACTTGCAAGTTGAGGCCGAACCCGAGGATCTTCGGCTTGCTGATGAGAACTTTGCGACGACCCGATTTAAACTCGTCGATCAGCTTCACCCGCTCATCTTCGGGCGTGTCTCCGCTGATGCTCGCGGCGTCGGGGAATGTCGCCGCCATCGCGTCTTGCTCAGCGTTGTAAACGCACCAGATGATTGTCGATTCGCCGCCGAATCCATTCACTAAGTCGCGGATAAACGCGGGCTTTTCCGTGTCGATCGCTTCGCCGCGCAGGTTGCCTTTTGCGATCTGGCCCAGCCGCATTCGGTCGACGATGCCGCCTGCAGTCGGGATTAGTTGGCCAGTCTCCCGGATGACGGCCGCCGCTTGTCCTGCGGTCATTTGCACGTCATGGATATGAACATGGATCGGGGGGATAGTCGCAGCGTTGTCCTTCCAGCCGTAGACGCCTGGGTTGCTGACGAAGATAGCCCAGTGGGAAAGTTCCCGGTAGAAGGTTTCGAGAGCATGCGGTTTCAGCACCCACCGCTCTTGCGTCTCGCCCCTGTTGATGAAAAACCGGGCGAGAAACGAATTGACCGTGGGAAACGCATCCAGGAAGACGGCATGATTCGCGTACTCGATTCGGTCGTTCGGCGCAGGAGTCCCGGTGAGGCAGAGTTTCCAGTCGAGGCCCTTGCCGAGTTCGATCAGCTTCGTGCCCCATTTGCCGTAGTGGCTCTTGAGCATGCTGCTTTCGTCAAGCACCAGCCCGCCGAGGTTGCCTTGCTCCAGTTCGTCGCGGATCGCTTCGTAGTTGGTGATTCCGACGCCCGAGCCGCTCACCATCCATTCGCCGAGGTCTGCCGCCCGCACCTGATGAATCGGATAGGCGCCGCCGTAGAACTTCGTCGCCTCCGCGATCGTCTGAGGAATGACCATCAAGGGCGACGTAATCAGAACAGGCTTGCCGCTGGACTTCGCCGCGTGCCTCGCGAACTCCAAAAGGACCGCAGTCTTGCCGAGTCCGCATTCGAGGAAGACGGCCATCTTTCGTTTGTTGATGGCCATGCGGGAGATGTCCCTCTGGTAGTCGAAGAGGAACGGCGACGGCCTGTAGGTCTGCTTTTTCGCCTTAGGAACGGCAACCCCGATCGCGTCCGCGTATTCGTCGGGGAACCACGCGACACACCCACGGATCGACCACTTTGGCAGTCGCTTGATTGCGAGGAAGCGTTCGTAGTCGGCGATGTCGTTCGGGTTGAGCACAAGTTCCATCAGCGCGTACCTTCCACAGCGCCAGCTTGCGCCAGCGAAAAAAGAACCCGCGGCCTCGCCAGAGCAAGGCCGCGTGCGATCAATCAGGAATCAGCGGATCGGACAGACGCCGCCCGGACACGATCCGCCCGCTTGGATGCGGAGGACTGGCCGTTGCGACTGGAGGGTGTAGCCGAACGATCGCCCGAAGAGCGTCGCCGATTCGCGAACGGCGAATCGTGGCGCCGGCGAACAGGACGGGCACGCCGCGAACGTCGAAGCAGGCAGCGCCGCCCCTCGATCTGCTGCTGGATCGTCTTGCCGATCGACGATTTGCCGCGCTGGACGCTGCTCTCGCCGTCGGCCGCCGACTTCCAGCGGATTTGCCGCAGGTTCTCGATGAGGTTTCCCGCTTTGCCGAGGCAGTCGCGGAACGTGGTGCGGAGAAGCTGGATCAGGTCGCGTTGCGACATCGCCTTGCCCGCAGCCAGGGCGACGATGGCGAGCCATTGCGGGGAGTGCGGGAGACTCAAGACGGCCTTGTCTTCGGCGGTCTCGTCGTCGAGCGTGAACGTTACGCCGTCCGCGTCGTACCAGATCGATGCGTTGTCGGCCCCATCGAACCGCGACGAGAAATGGCAGAGGTCCACGAGCGACTCGAGGGCGTGGTTGCGGTCGCATCGTTTGAGATGGAAATCCAGCGACCCGTCTGCCTGACGGAAGGCCAAATCGGCGTGAGGGTCGAATTGGACCAACTGCGGCGCCAGCGTCATCTGAGCCTGCGACCGCAGTTCTTGCAAAAATTCCTTCAACATGAAAAAACCTCCTCGCTTGGGTGGTGGTGGTGGTGGTGTCAGGGCACAGCGTCGCGATGCGGCATGTCGTCCAGCGTCGGCTGGTCCGGATTCTCCGCGTTGTCGTTGCGGAACAGCAGGTCGATACTCTGGCCGCGTTGCTTCGCCGACAGGGTCGTGACGCCGGTTCGGTATTCGGGAAGGACCGCTTTCGCGCGGACGTCGGCGAGAACTTGGTCCCGCCGCTTGATGAGCGAAATTTTGATGACGACCTCGCGAGCCTTGCCGTCTTCCTCGCCTCGGTCGTCGAGGTCCGAAATCGCTTTCTTCAGTTCGCGATCGATGATCGCTTTAGCCTGGCCGTTGGTGAGTTCGCCGATGGATGCGGCGTTGAGTGTCTGAAGCACGGTCGTTCTCCTTTTGGGAATGGTTGGATCGGATTGATTGTCTCAGGAGCCTAAAACGGGCAGTCGGCAACGGCGGCAGGCTTCGCGGTCGACCTTCGCTTCGGCTGGCCCCACACCACGTCGTAGAGGTCTCTCGTGGCCCGGACGTCGGCGGCGCAATACGACTGCAGCTTGTCGAACTGTCCAGTGCGGACGAGTTCGTCCACCGCGGAGCCGTCGCCGTCGGCTTTCGGGTTCGGCAATCGCAGCCCGATGCACGCCTCGGCGAGCGAGGGCCGCTTCGTCGCGCCGAAGCCGGTAATGATGTCCGAAACATCGAACCCCGCGTCCGGCTTGAATCGGTACTCCTGCCAGGCCGCCGAGACGATGCCAGGGCATTCGACGCCCATGCGGCGGTAGCCGTTCACCAGCAACGGCAAGTCGAACCCACGACCGTTGAACGTGACGATTCGCCAGGTCGCCGCGAGCGCCAGGGCGGTCCGCTGGAGGATCGACTCCTCCGTGCCGATGTAAGCCCGCTCGATTTCCTTGCCGTCGTCGTCGCGCAGGATCAGGCCGACGCAGACGATTCGCGCGAGCCAGGGCGAGGTCGCGACGAACTTGCGGAAGTCCTCGTCGGTGAATTTGTCGGGTCCGCGGTGCGTCCGCTCGGCGAGGTGCCGCACGGTGGGCAGGTGCTCGTCGGCAACGTCGCAGACAGTTTCGATGTCCAAGAAAGCGATCATGGCTTCCATCCTTATGCCTTGAGTTTTGCGAGAGTCTCGCGGGCCACTCGGACGCATGGGCGTTGCTCGCCCCATGCATCTGCGCCGACGTCCGCGAGTTCCGTTAGGTCCGCGATCAGCCTGGCAATAATGCCGCCCTTCAGTGCCTTCGTGGCGATGCCGTCGCAAGCGTTCCAGCATGCCGCCGCGCGTTTCGCGTTCGCCTCGGCCTCTTTGCTGCTGATCGGCAAATGTTCGCCGTCGTTGAAGCTCGCAATGACGACTGGATTGCCTGCGTGTTCAGGCGGGTCAGCAAGGCAAAGCTCGTGCATCGCTTCGCCGTGAACCGCATCAACTTCCAGTAAGCCTTCAGTGTGATTCGCCATTTATGATCCTTTGCCGATTCAGGTTGCAGCCTTCAGGCCTTCAAGTCTCGCCTGCGTCGCAAGCTCGTCGGCCCGCTCGTTCCAACGGATACCCATGTGTCCGCGAACGTGCTTCCAGCGGACCTTGAGGCGTTGGTCCAGTTCGTGGATCTGCTGCCACAGGTCCAGATTCAGGATTGGTTCGGGCGGTTGGTTCACCCTCTTCGGCTTGCGCTGCCATCCGCGAGCGACCCAGCCCGCGACCCACTTCGTGATGCCGTTGACGAGGTACGCCGAATCCGAGTGAAGAACGATCGGTCCCCACTCCGGCCGGCAATGCGTCAGGCCCGCGATCGCCGCCTGCATCTCCATGCGGTTGTTCGTCGTGCCGGCCGCGTGGCCAGTGATCTCGACCGCTTCGCCAGCCATCAGCACGATCGCCGCGAAACCTCCGAATCCGGGGTTCGGCTCGCATCCGCCGTCGGTCCAGATTTCGATCATGAATTCCCCTAGTTGGCGTTCTTGTAAAAGACTTCCATCGCCCCGCCAGCGAAGCAGCAGTCATGCAGCATCGACGCCGCTTCGACCTCGTCGTCCTCCACCACCAGGAACACGCCAGGGCACTCGCCGCATACTCGAGCGTTGACGCCCCTCTCTTGGAGGGCGGCAAGGAATGGGTCGAGGTCGAGCGACTTCGGCAAAAACACCCAGCCCAGGATCGGGACCGCAAGTCTCAACCTGTCGCCGCTCGAAGGGTAAACCCCCTCCACGTCGTTGCACGCTGGGGTGATGACGGCCGGCGGAAGGGCGCCGCCGCTGAGGCACGCCCCGTACTCCAAAAACCCTGCTGAGACGTCCATCCGCGACGCGATGACCAGCTGGTATTTGTCGCTGCGGATGAGTTCGCCGATCTTTTGGATTCGCTGCATCCAGTCGGCTTTCAGTTCCTTCGCGTTCATCTCGTCCTCCTCGGAAACGGGGGACTCCGTTCCCCGGCTCCTCACCGATCTAGTGGTCTAAAACGTTCCCGGCGGCGCGGGTTTACCCATCCCATCGCCGCCGGGCACCGGCAACGAGCCGGATTTCGTCAGTTCGCTACGAGTGCTTCGCGGTTCTCGACAAACCTGGCCGTCTTCGATCACGATCCCAACCGCCTCAGCGCCGTTGGCAACGCGCTCGCACAAGACTTGCATGTCGTTGGCTTCCGCCCATGCGGCAACTTCGGCGAGCGATTCGTCGTCGAGGAGCGAGCCGTCGCGGATCATGACCACGCGGAGCTTGGGATTGAGTGCGGCAGAGATGGCCAGCGAGATGCGGATCTTCTCGGCCGACGAGGCCTGCGAAAGCGGGATGCCTTGATAAGTCACGGTCCCGCCGTCAACCGCCAAGCCGTCAATCGGCATCTGTGCCGCGGCGAGCATGGCGGCTTTGTTTGCAGCGACCGCGTCGAGTTCTTTCGTCAACGCGTCGGCTTCCTCGCTCAGCTTGCGTGCGGCAGCGATCGCCTCGTCTCGTTTTGCGTTGGCGGTCACGAGCTTGTTGGTCTCGCCGGCCTGCTCGATTTCGGCTTCGATCTGTGCGAGGTCGATGACTCTGCGGTCAGCGGCGGCGGCTTTCGCGGCCTGAAGGGCATCCTCTCGCTCCCGCAAGCACGCCTTTGCGGCTACGAGCCTTGCTTCGATATTGGCGACTTGCTCGGCCTGCTGTTTTCTTGAGGACTCAGCCCGCTCCACGTCGTCGTTCGCCGCTTGGGTCGCCTTGTTGATGTCGCGGGCTTCTCGATACTTCCGCACCAACTCCGTCGTCGAAACCAACTCGGCAGGCGCGCCAACATGGTGCGGCATCGCCCGGACGAGTGCTGCGGCATCCTTGGCCCGCCTGTTGGCCTCCGTTCGCTTCGCGTAAAGCTCGGCGTGCTTTGCGTCGAGTTGGGCCGTGTCGAGCCCTGCGAGGTCGCGGAGCGTTTGGGCTTGGTCCCGCTCCTTCATGCGGCAGAAGTCCAACGGGTCGAACGTCAGCTTTCCGACCAGTTCGTCAAGGATCGCCTGGGGCGACGTGTAACGAAGCCCATCCCTGTTCTCGACGTAGAGCGTCGTTCCCTTCTCCGTGAATCGCCGCGTCACGCGGATGTCGCCAACATCGACATAGATTTCGGCTTTCGCGGCGCCCCTGCGGACGGGTTTGCCGGGGATCGCTTCGCCGCCGCCGAATGCAGCGAAGACCGCGTCGAGGATCGAGGATTTGCCTTGTTGGTTGCGGCCCGTGATCTGGACCAAGCCGTCGCCGGGCTTGATTTCGACGGCGAGCAACCTCTTGAAGTTTTCGGCTTTCAGTTCGATGATTCGCATGACAGACGCCTTCAAAGGGGTGGGTGTGGTTGGAGCGGATTGGGCAGGAATTGAACCTGCTGTTGCCGGGCTTCTACTCCCGGTGCCGCGGGTCAGCGCCGATTTCACCGTCAATCCGCCGCTCCGTTTGCCCTGCCATAACGTCAGGGCTTGCAGTGGCTCTACTTCTTGGCTTTCTTCGGCTGGTCCTTGATCGCGTTCCGCTGCTCGTCGATCGCCGCCTCGACGTCGTCGCGAAGCGTCTCCTCCAGGCCCGCGTTGCGCGAGTCGTCGAGTACGATCAGCAGTTGAGCGTCGTTCTCGGCTTTCGCGATTCGCGCGAACCAGTCGACCGCCGGTTCGGGGGACGGTTCAGCCTTGATCTGCTTCGGCTGAGACGAAAGAGCGTCGTCCACCTTGATCTTCGCCTCGGACGGCGCTGGGAAAAACTCCTCGATCGCTTTGCCGTCCCGGATCGCGGTGAAGATGCCAATCATCCGCTCCAAGTCGTCGAGCGTGATGTCCTCCACGCCTGGCTTGCCGAGTTGAGCCAGCACCTTTTCCTTCGTGATGCCGAGTTGCCCGAACTTGGAAATCATCCCCTCGCGGCGAGACGCCAGAGTCTTCGCGTCCCCCACGGCGGTCTTGCGGGCCGCGTCGTAGACGCCTGCCCACAGAGCCTTGGGGATCGTTCGCAGGATCGCGTTACGAAGGGCGATCGAGTTCGCCGCGTTGCCCGCGACAACGATCATGTCGTCGCCGAATCGCTGGCCGTTTTTCTTGGTGATCCGCCGCTGAACCTCGAAGGTAATGACGAGGTTCGCCTCCAAGTCGTGGCACACGCCTTGCGCGGTGATCATCGTGTCCCCCTCGTCCACGACGCGAGCGCCGCAGCGAAGGTTGCCGAACGCGCTGGCGATCATCTCCGCGAACCGCACCGATGGGCCGGTGATCTGCTTCCCGTCGCGAGGCAGCGAGTAAATGCACGCCGCCGCAATGTCGCCGTTGAGCGTCACCAATCCCGTCGCCCGGCTGATGAACCGTTTGACCGATCGCGGGTAGGCTTTCGCCGTCGCGATTTGCTTGTCGATTTCCGCCGTGACGGTTGCCGTCATGGTCGCCGTCGCTGGCGCCGTCAAAACTCCGCCATCCGCGTCGTCCACGTATTCGTGTTCCATCGCCGCACTCACTTCCTGGCCCAATAGGGGGCCGAATAAGTTTCCGACTGCCACCAATCGCCACTCCGCCAGCACTCCGCGACCTCGCGGATTGTCTCACGGTTGTCCAATCGCCCCGCTTCGAGGAGGGCCTCGTCCGGCACGCGCACGGCCACCTGGACCGGATTCCCCGACGAAACGCACACGAAGCAGAATCCGAAATCCCTGCCCCACTCCTGCCGAGCCGCTTCGATGTAGAGAGCAGCCTGGCAGTGATACCGAAACTCCCATGATGACTTTTCCCACTCCTTGGTATTGCTGCTGCTGGTCGTCTTGAGGTCGACGATCAGCCCAGCTTCAATCAAAACGCGATCCATCCGCGCTCGCATCGGGAGGCCGGTTTCCGCGTCCTCCCAGGTAATCGCCTGTTCGTTGAGCCCCCGCAACTCAACCAACGCCTTGACCGCCTTGCGGTGCCTGCCGATCGCTTCCGCTTGCGTCTTGACGAGGGCCATCTCGTCGCGGTCCAAGTAAATCCGCGATCCGCTCGCCGCCAAGTCCAGCCACGCCTCGTAGCCCTTCTTCCCGGCCGTCGTCCTCTTGTCGAAGTCTCGGGTGCGGTCGAGGCCGTAATCGTCGCGGAATCGTTCCGGTTCGAGGATCAGGCAATGCAGCGCCGAGCCGAGGATCATGGCCCGCGTCGGTTCGCGACCGATGCCGAGTAGGGCGTCAGCCAGGGCAGGCCCGCCGCCGTCGCGATAGACGTTCAGCAGCGAATGCGAGATTCGCGTCGTGTTGGCGTGGTACTCGGCTTCGGTGCATTGCCAGAGAGGCATCGAACGACTCCTAACCGAAAACCTTGTAAAGCACCTCGTTCAGCGGGTTCGCCTCAATCCGTTCCCGAATGGACTTGGCCCGTTCCAAGACCTGTGCTCGGAGCATGGCGGTTGCCGTCTCGCGGAATTTGCTTTGATCTTCGTCGAGGTGCTCGAAAAATATCTCCGCAGCCGAGGCGAGCCCCGTCATGAAGCCGATCGTGTCTTCCGGGCTGGAATTGAAGTTGTCGAGGTACTGCTGGCAGGCGAGTTTCATGAGCAGTTCGGTAGCCGTGATCTTGGCGCTTCGTTCGAGGCGTTGCTCCCACGTGCGGGCCTTGCCGTTGCCGCCCACAGCAGGAGAAGCGCCACTTGCGGCAGCGCCAGCGTCAGCAGGTCGAGCATCGGCGGACCCCCTCCCGAAGTAGGTGACAACTTGGTCGATCGTCCCGAACGCTGGGATACCCCGCTGCATGGCGAACTCGACTTCGCGATCCGCCCCCACCGATTCGCCCGGCAGACGCAGCACGCCGTCCGCGACTGCGACCCACGCAAAGTCCACTTCGAGCCATTCGTCATGGCTGATGCCGGAATGGGTCGCCTCGGGCGCGAAGTGGCCGCAAGAGCCTGTCTCGGACCCCCAAAAACACGAGCCATGCGGCACGAGCGGAGCAAAGCCCGCCCTGAGCAGACCTAGGCCCGCAGCGTGCGCGGCCTTGACGTTCGCGTGCAAATTGCCCTTCGAGATCGGACCAGCTACATAGATCTTTTTTCGCACCTAAGAGACTCCTTGTGGTTTCCGTTTCCTTCCGCAACTCGTTCGTAACGCATGCCACGAGCGATGCGTTTCGTAACAGGCAAGGCAATACGGCCGACCCGTATGCCGCCGAATGCGAATGAGCTTTCTCCAGCACTCGCAGCAATGGATCGGCGGCTTTACAGGCATCGCATGCCCGCTTCGATCGCCGAATCCCAATCGCCGAAATCCAACGCCTCGTCGATCAGGGTTCGCTCGCCGTCCGCAGACAGCGAGTACAGCGACCAGCCGAAGCAGTCGCCGCCGTCCAGCCACTCGCCGTCGATGCACCGTTGCACCTGGGCGTGCTCCGTGACGAGCAGCTTGTTGCCGATGTAGCGCCGCGATCGGCGAAGGATCAGCGTGCGGGTGAACTCGTCCGCGTAGAGAATTTCGACCGGCTTGCGGGGGGCCTGGATGATGGACATGCTCGCTCCTCTTGCTTGGGTTGGAGCAATTTGCCTGCTCCCAGCAGCCTCACTTCCCCGTCCCGAATTTGCACACGCGGTCGGGATATATCGCGGCACACTGGCCATCGTGCGGGGAAGCGGGGCGGGTTCAGCCCGCTTGGGCCGTTGCTTCGGCGTCTTCTTCGATCGTCGCATTCGCCTCAAGCACGACCGGCAGCGGCACGTTGACCTTGACCTTCACGACCCGGAAACCCCAGCTGGTCCCTTCCTCGTTTTCGAGCAGTTCGGCGGCTTCCGCTTCGCCGTCCTTGCTCACCACGAAATCGCCGTTGTCGTTGATCGCGACGAAGACCGTGACCTCCTTCATGACTGCTGGCATCGCGTTTCTCCTTGGCACTTGGTTTGCGTTGGTCGTTGACTTCACACTTGAATCTTACCCGGTGTTGCAACACCCGTCAATATCGCGTTTGCAATTTTTGCGAAATAGTACGCCAGTGTTCGGGAATGTTGTACAGTGTTGACGTAATGGCTTGCAGCTGCGTACAATAGCTTGCGACCAGCCCCGTGGAGGACTACGCTGATGCTCATGGCACCAGCAAAGAAACGCGGACCGCGCCCAAATCCGGACTCCAAACGGCAACGCGGCGAGAATCGGCACAAGCACCCCCGCAAGGCATTCCACGCCGAGCAGGCGTTGTTTGACGCCATGGAACGGATGATTGCGGAAACGCGGCCTCTGCCGTCGGAATCCAGCGTCATGCGGGATGCTCTCGCCGAATACCTTGAGAGACGCGGCTACTGGCCTGCTCCTGAGCAGCCCGACGCCGAGGAGTAGGAAGGCGGTTGCGTTTGGCCCCGCGCCCGGCTACGCTGGCCCCTTTTAAGGGGAAGCCATGCCGCCAGGTCCAGACGCTCAGCGACTTTTCATTAAGTGGTACGCCGCTCACGAGGCTCATTCGGGTTGCCCCGTATGTGCTGGCAACACGATGGAACTTGGCGAAATCGTCGCCATGCCGAAGTTGCCGGACTGGGATTTGGGCGATCCCATCGTCACGTCGCTTGGGCAGACCGCCCTATACTTCCCGCTGGTCTGCGTGACCTGTTTCCACACGCGGTTTTTTGACCTTGCCCGCATCAAGCTCGCGGATCAGCCAGAGTGATCCGTCCTCGCGAGTTTCAATGACGACCTTCTTCCATCCCAAGCTGTGGGCGAGGTCGATAGCCTTGCCTGGATTGGCTTTGTCGATCTGGATGGCGTCAATCGGTTCAGGCGTGGACCTCGCCGCGAGCATCGCGTCGGCCCATGCCCATCGCCATCGGGCTTGCCGATACACATCACTTGCGGTTCGCCAATTGACGTGATCCAGGCCGTATTTGCGGTAGGCGTCAGCAAACTCTTTTAGCCCAGGTCCGGGATCCGCACTCTGATTCTCGATCCACTGCTTCGCCGCCTCTCGCAGTTCGAGCGGCAGTTTGCAAATTGGGTGCTCTGGCTCTGAAGGGCCATTGGTGTCGCCGTAGAGGAAAAAATCCGGGGCTCTTGATGGGGCATGGGCCGCGAAATATTCCCTCAAGCCCACGCCGAACGTGGCCATTTGGGGCAGGGCAAACCTTTCATCGAAAGGTTCCGGCTCTTGGCGTGCAGGCGACGCAGCCACCAGGGCATCAAGCGGCACCACGGCAGTATGCACTTCGCCATCGGCGAACCAGCATACCGTAGCCTCGCGATGGTTTGGACCCCGGCCAACCGTCATCACGGGGCTGCCCGACCCCAAGCGAGCCAAATCTCCGATTTTCACGTCTCGATCCTCAGAAGGTAAGCGTTTACACTGCCCATCGTCGCACCACCCTAAAACCCCATCGCTCGCAATTCCTCCATCGCCTTGCGGTGTTCAGCATCGCTCGCGCGGGCAGCATCCATTCCGCCCGGCACAGATGGCTCAGCGATCGATTCGACCTCAGACAGCCCCACGCGAAACCTCGACCCGACCCGCCAGGCGCGGAGCTTCCCCGCGGCGATCCAGTTGCGGATCGCTTGCGGCGTTACGCCCAGGGCGCGAGCGGCCCGTCCGGTCGAAATCAGGTCGTGAGGCATCCGCGACGACATGTCGGCATCTTGCCAAATCGCGGGGAGCGCCAGCCGTGGCGTTGACGTGCTATTTGACGGGGGGTTCGATTTTCTTTTCGTCGGCGAGGCGGAACGTGCCCTTGGCGGAACCGGGGACGAGCATCGCGCCCCAGGCCGGATGATCGCGGAACACGAAGCGCAACTCCGTGTCGGTGTCGGCCGACTCGAGCAGCACGGACTGGCGCACTTCTGGCGTACCGTGCTCCCACGCGGACCACAGCACCCGCACGATCGCGGATTGCAGAGGAGAGAACGAATACCGCGTGCCGAACCACCGCACCGACGCGAAGTCAGGGCTCGCGCAGCACGGCGCCGTCAACTCGATAATGCGATGGAGCGGAGCGGAAAGAAGGTCGGCGCGGCCTCGCTGAGACAACAGCGCGAGGAGCTTCGAGGCAAGACGATAGGGGCGAGTGTCCACGGACGCACCAAGGGCGAGAGAGGGAGTGCGTCCGATGCGTGCTGAGATCCTCTTGCAGCTGGAGCAAACGCGCCCCACCTGCAGCCCAGCCGTTGCGTACTGTACACTGTACACCGAGAAAATCCAGCTACGTTGGGGCGATTATCCGCGAATCGTCGCAACCTTTGCCGCGATCGCCAGGTCCGCCGCGGCGTAAACCTTCGTGATCTCGGACGAGCGGTGCCCGAGCGAGGCCCTCGCAGCATCCAGGCCGAGCGATTCCTCGATCGCTGTCGCCGCGGTGTGGCGGATCTGGTTCGGGGTCCAGTGGGGCACGTTGGCACGTTGGGCGGCGCGGGTGATCTCTCGGCCGTAGGTGAGCGGGGAGTAGGTAGTAGTCCTTGACGTGCCGCAGGTACGCCGCGACCAGCGACGCGACCGACGCCGCCACGGCTCGCTTCGGCCGCACGCCGGCCGACCATGCCGCGAGCAATCGCCGGTAGTGCGCCCATGACGATTCCGACCCGAACGGCCCGTCCAGGTAGACGGTTTTCCGCTCGATTGTCAGCCGCGCACGGCCCGAGGGATGAGGGCGAGAAGGGTAGGGCGGGAATCGTCGCACGATGGACCTCCTTGCCGAAGTGCGTTAAATAACGCAGTTGCGGCAGGCCCATCTGTGCTGCTTGATTGACGTAACCCGCATCATGCGGGATACTTGCGGAAGCTGGGGTACTAGGATTTGAACCTAGACAAGCAGATTCAGAGCGATTGGGCGTCCTGCCGCAACACCAATACGGATCGGAAGATAATTCGAAGCGACTGACGCGAGCAAGGCCAATAACGCAAACGTGAAACGCAGGGAATTCGCGAATAACGCAGGGAGTGCGTTACTCGGTCCGGTGGGCGCCGACGCCTAATTCCTCCTTCCGCATCTCCTGCCACCGTTGCAGCGCGATGATCGCCTCGTTCACGTCTCGCTCCACCGTCTGCCCCATCGCCGCCTTCGCTCCGCGGTTGCCGGCCGTGAGCAGTTTCTTGATCGCGTGCTGGATGCACGGATCGGTCACGTTCCAAAGCTCAAGGACGCGGTAGATGTCGATCGTCGACGAGGGCGCCGTGCGGAAGTAGTGCGGGTATTGCTCCGCGATCGAAGGACTGCCTGCTGGCTTGACTTCGGCCTGTCCCTTCGCCCACCACTGGAACGCAGACCACGCGCCGTCGATGTCCTTCGCCGATGAAACGTGGCCGCACTTGAAGCACTGCACAGACGCCGAGCACAAGTCCTCCGCGAGCGCAACTTCGCATGGCGTGCCGCATCGCGGGCAGGGGCGGTTCTCGTCGCCCTTCCGCCCAGTCCAGTTGAAGAACTCCTCGATCGCACCATCGAGCGATTCGCCATACTCCACGCGCTGGCACGTCGCGCAGTGGGCCGCGAAAGATTCACCCTCAGGACGGGTAACATCAAGCCGGCGAACTCTCACCATACCCTCGCATTTCGGGCACTTGAACGTCGATCTTTCGCTCACCATTCACCTCCTTTCCGTCCATCCTCCCACACCCCAAAAACCGGCCGCGTTTGGCGACCGTGCGAAAAATTCTTCTCCTTATGCGCAGCTGAGTTATGGCACAAAACGATTTCCGTATTCGCCACGCCGAATACGTGGTGTAGAATAGTAGTGGAGAGAGAAAGCGAAAAGGAGAAAGCAAGGTGATGACTGCCTTGTGCCTGCCCAGTGGTGGAGAAGTGGCGACTGTTCCGCCGAACGCAATCCCCGAAGCGAAGGCGACCGAAATGGCTCGTGTGTATCGCGACGCCATCGCCACGATCGAAAGCATGGAGAACGCTGGCCCGGCGCCTTGGTCTGCGGAACGTGATGAGCGTCAAGCGGCGTGACGAGTTCGACAAGCAGATCGAGGAAGGGCAACTGCCCGAGATTCACGAAGACACGATCATCGACATCATCTCTGGCCTCGCTGGGCAGGCCCAGGACTTCGCCAAGGAAGCGGCCCTCGAAGTGTTCGAGATGCTTCGGCCTCGCGGGTACATGGGCAAGTACAAGACGAACGACGCCTTCCGAGTCGGCAAGCGGGTCATCCTCGGATGGATGATCGAACGAGCCTGGAGCGGGAGCGGTTTCCGGGTGCGGTACGGTCAGGAGCAGAAGTTGACCGCGATCGATGGCGTCTTTCACCTACTCGACGGCAAGGGCGTCATGCGGCAGGACCGCGGCCCACTGGTGAACGCGATCAGCGGCTGCATGGGCAAGGGCGAGACGGAGTACTTCAAGTTCCGAGCGTTCAAGAACGGCAACCTGCACTTGGAAATGAAGCGGCTCGACCTGGTGAAGGAACTGAACTATCTGGCCGCCGGGGAGCGAGTCCTCGGCGAAGACATGGAGTGAGTGATGAAGTTCTACGTCTACGAGCTACGCCAGCAAGAAGGGTTCGGTTGCCTGGAACAAAGGCGTCTCTGCAAGGACCAAGGCAGAGATGCTGGCACAGCAGCAGGCGGCAAGCGAGGGGGCGAACGTCAACGCGGCGGTTGTGGTGATCAAAGGCTGATTTCGGGGAGAGGGGAGAATCGGGACATGGAAAACAGCAGCGATTGCCCGGGCCGTTTCAAGTGCCACGGCTGCTCCGGTTGGTGCGATGTCTGCGGCGACGTGGATTTGATCTGCGACGATCCGAAATGCGACGCGCACGACCGCGGCAGCGAACGCGAGAAGGCATGGAGGGAAGCGTCGCTTCGGCTTTCTGACGCCGAGTACGCCTATCTCGCTGCCAAGAAGGAAGAACTCGCGGCACGGCGGCATTGGGAGCGATGGAAAACCGGACACCCCGTAATGGTCGCACGATGCCGATAACCTTCGACCACTACTTCGCCTGGAAAAACAACGAGTGGCGCGAGCAGCACTACCGCCAGCCGTGCCGGGTGCTGGCGGCGGGGCGAATGAACTCAATCCTGATTCAGTTTGCCGACGGCGAGCGAGCGGTTACGTCGAAGCACGCAGTGCGGCCGGGCAAGCCGCCTGAGCCGAAACCGACCAAGACGAAGCGATCGCAGCCGACACTTTTTTGAGGGCAAGAGTATGAGCGAGCCGCTTTTGTCGTTGAAGCTGGACGCCATCCCCGGCAGCGAAATCAACGCGGCGTTCGCTGATGCGTCGCGAATCGCGAGAAAACTCGGCCTTGCGTGGGTGCAGTTCGATTTCAATGGGAACAGTTGCACGGCTTATGAGAACGATCGCGGGCTCGTCATGCGAGGCGGAAGGCCCGTAGGCAGCTGGACCAAAGCAAAGGGAATCCAATGGCGATGAGACTCGCGGCGATAGCGGCCCACATCGACGCAGGCGGCACGTTGGACAACGAGGACGCCCGGTTCCTTATGGCCGCATTGGTCGAGCGAACCAAGTCTGTCAACTGGTGGCAAGGCGTCGCCGAAGCAAAGCAAACGGAGCGAGACGCAGCATTATTGAAGGCGATCCCCGGAAGGCTGGTTCCCGGCGATTGGTCAGAAGCCGACTGGGCCGATCTGTTTGAAACGGTCGAAGCATTCAAACGGCGAGTAATGGAGCGGCATTCATGAGCGGATTCTTGTTCAAGTCCGACGGCTATGGCGGGATGGAGCCAGCGACCAAGGACCCGACGTCCAGTCGCCACGGCGGCGCCGAAACCAGCGTCGAAGCGTTCGCCGGCACGAGCCAGGAGAAACGCGACAACGACAAGCGGCGGATTCTCGAGTTGTCGCAGCGGCCCGACGGCGTGACGCTGCACGAGGCTTGTGCCGACATGGGTCGCAACCCGAACGAGTTGAGCGGCCGGTTCTCCGAACTGGTCCGCGATGGGCAACTGGAGCGGCGCGGGGCGACTCGCAAGACGCCGACGGGCAGTTCGGCGAAAGTGCATCACTTTGTTTCTTGGAGCCCCACGAAATGAGCCGCAGCCGTTGGCGGAATGCCGCCGCTCCGATCATCCGCAGCGTCCTCGAAGCGACCCGAGGACAGCCCGAAGCCGCGGTCAAGAAGGCTCTGTTCGACGCTTACCCGTTCGGGCCCCGCGAGCATCTGCCGTACAAAATCTGGTGTTCGGAAATCCGGCGCCAGAGGGGAATCAAGACGCCCAAAGAGAAGGCGGAACAGGCGAAAGCCGAAAAGGCTCAGATGTTGTTCCTTGACGCACCGGCAGGAGCATCGCCACAATGACCACCACTATGAAACTCTTGACCGTTGCGGATTGTGCGAAGGAACTCGGCGTGAGCGAGCGCCGAATCCAGATCATGATCAAGACGAACCGGCTGCGGGCGACGAAAATTGGGCGCGACTGGCTTGTCGAGCCGAAGGACTTGGACGCGTGCAAGAAGGATCGAAGCGAGAGGGGAGTCGGGGGATGAAGGCTCTTCCGACTGAACTCTACGGTTTTCCGGTCGTCGGGCCTGCTGCCGTCCCGAGCCAGCCCGCTCCGTCGTTTGGGACGTTTCGCCAATTGGATGAGGCAATGAACGACCCGGCGGCATGGGGCCTGAAGAGGCTATTTCGCCTCCGCCTGAAAGCACCCCGCCAAGTCTTCCCGGCGACGCTTCCGCTTGAGCCGCACGCAGTAAATCCGCAGCATCAGCCGACGGTTGGCCTTGCTCTTGAGCAATTCGCCGGCCGTCGGCACGTCTTTCCCGCCGACGCCCAGCAGTTTGCCCATCGCCGGCGAAATCAAAATGGTTGACGTCTTCTCGATCCAGACCGCGCGACGGGCGCCCGACATGTCGCCGTCAATGTAGACTCGCGACCAAGAGAATTTCATCGCGATCGCCCAGAGGTTCGGGGACATGACGCGGGCCTCCGTTGGGAACCAGAGCCGAACCAAGATCCCCGCAGCGACTGCCGCGAGGTAGACGCCGCACAAGGCCGGAATCATTGCTCCATCCACGGGTACGCGATCGCTCCGACAATCAGGATGAACGGCAGGGCCAACAGGATGACCAGCATTAGCGCGCACGCCAGCAGCATGTCGGCGCTTCTCATGGGCGAACCCACCCCGCGCCGATGACGAACGCGAGCACCAGGCCCGCGCCGATCGAGGCAGCGAGCATCCACGTCAGAACGACGCGGTCCTCGAATTCGTAGTGCCCGCGGACCCACAGATGGCGCCAGAGCCAGGAGCACGAGAACAGAAGCAGGACGAGGCCGACGACGAGGGAGCCGAACCAGAGGGTGAGGAGGATCGGCTTCACCGCTTGCCCCCGTCGTAAGGCTTCGCGTGCCCGTTGAGCACCATCGCCTCGCTGACCAGCGTTCCGTCCTTCAACCGAATATCGAGCAGCGTTCGCCCGTACTTGTCCTTGTCGTAGACGATCGCATCCACGATCGTCGGCAGGAGCATCCGTAGGAATGTCTTTGCGTCCAGCCCCGCAGCCTTGTTCGGCCCGTGAAGCTCCGGCGCGTCGATGCCGCGAATCCTCGCAACGCCCTCGACCATCCATGCGAATTTGACCGTATCGCCGTCCACGACCTCGCGAATCACGATCTTGTGCTCGCCGGACGCAGGCGGGAAAACCACCTGCATCTTCGGCGGGTCGGCTTCGCCTTGTCGCTCAAGTTCGCTTGGGTCAGGCATTGCAAGTCTCCAACTGGAGAGCAGAACCTACGGTCACGTCTGGCAGTCGAGCCGGCGAGAGAATCGCGGGCGATAAGGCTCGCTGCGGGGAACAACGAACGGGCCGATGACCGGGGCGACTGGTAAGAGTTCCTTAACAGTTGGCGTTGGCGTGACCGGGCGTGGCTGGCCAAACCACATCGATTCGGCCTGCTCGGCGATCGGGGCGACCGGCTTCGGGTCCGGCGTGTCTTCGCCGATCGCGACGACCGAAAGCAGCACCACGGCGGCGATCATGGATTCACCACAGGCTTCGGATCCGGCGTCATGTATGCCGCAAGCAAGACGGGCGTCAGCCAGCCAGGACCAGTGCGGCGATCCCGCCCCGGCGTGTGTGCGTCCGTCGCCGCCTTGACGAGCAGGGCTCGCAAGTCGTCGATCTTCGGGATAGCACGGCCTGCCTTCTTCATCGCGGACCTGAGCAGCGTCAGAACCCCCGCGATGCCCGGCGTCGCCATGCTTGTCCCGCTCATCTGCTGATACCCGCCGCCAGGCCGACAGGACCAGATATTCACGCCCGCGTAGGACGTGTCGATCTTCGCTCCTGCGCTCGAAAAGCTGGCGGGGGTCAGATCCTTGTTCAACGCCGCAACCGAGATGCAATGTGGCGAACGCCCCGGCCAATCCACGTCGGACGTTCCCCCGCCGCTGTTGCCCGCCGCTGCGACGATCCAGATGCCTTGGTCGGCGAGTTCGCGAAACTTGCTGGTGATTGTCGAGTCCTCGCCCGAGGATCCCAACGAGAGCGAAAGAACCTCGGCCCCCTGATCGACGCACCATTGGCACGCCGCAGCGATCCACGTCCCCGCCCCGCTCCCTTGGTCAGACAGTGCTTTGCCGTGGCAGGTCTTCGCGCCAGGCGCCATGCCGATGTTCGGGTTGGTCGAGGCGACGGTCCCCGTGCAATGCGTCCCGTGCCCGTTGCGGTCGGACGGGCCTGACGCACTACCCGTGAAGTCCTTCGAGGCGACGCAGTTCGTCAACTCGGGGTGCATGCGGTCAACGCCCGTGTCGATGATGCCAGCCATGACCCCCTCGCCGCGAGTGATCGCGCGAAGGTCGGCCACGCCGAATACGTCGATGCCCCAATTGGCCTCACCCGCCATCGGCAGCACGTCGGATTCAGGGCCGCGAATGAGATCGGGAGGTATCGAAAACGCGTTCAAGGGTTCACTCCTTGGGGAAGCGCCAGGATGGCGTCAGAGGTCGTCGGCAGAGGGATGGCGGGGCGAACGACGCGAGAGCTGTCCGCCCCCTGTTGAAGCGTCACGACGCACGGAAGCGATGTCCCCGAGGGGATCGGGATGCCGAGGCGGTCAACGTCCGAGACCTGGAAATCTTTGATGAGGTGCCCCTTGTCGCGGAGCGATTTCCAGGCTGGGTCACGCGCGATCTTGGTGAACTCGGGCGAGGCTGGCCCATCGGCTCGGACGATTGCGAAGTAGAGGCCGGTCGTCGGCAGCGTCGGCGGATCCTTGGGGTCCGGCGGAGTCGGCGCGGGCTTGCCCACCGTGATCGTCAACGTCGCTACGGGCAGCGACGGCAGCGGCGGCTTACTCGGCAGCTTTATGGACTCGCCTGCATGCCAGAACCGAATGACGATCGGCCCCTTGACGCCCGGCTTCAGGACTGCGTACCGTTGGCCATCGTCGTCCGTAATGAACGCTACTTGGCTGGCGTCAGCCTCGCGGACGATCGTCTTTCCCTTCTCCGCTTCGACCGAGAAAGGAACCCAGTCGCCCGGCGAAGCCGCGACCGGATTCGCCGGCTCCACCTTCGGCGGGTCCGCCATCGCGAACGACGGCACAAGCAACAGCAGCAACGCAATCCAACGCATGCAATTCCCCTTAATTAATTGATCGCCTCGACCGTCCCCTGAAACAGCAGAGACTTGCCCGTTTTGTCTCGCAATTCGTGAGCTTTCGCCAACACCTTGCGACGCGTACCGTCCTTGCGGACAATCGTGTACTCCCACGAGTAGGGATAACCGCCTTTAACTGCGGACTCCCATGCGTGTTTGACTCCCTCTCGCTCCTTATGGTCGATTGCTTGCATCCAACCGAACCCAAGCATTTCGTGCTGCTGAAGATCGAATAGCTTGCAGATGCCTTCGTTCACCCACACGCATTCGCCGGTCCGCGAGTCGCACTCATAAATGCAAACCGCCGCCATCGCCTGCAAAAGCCTGATTCTCGCCTCGCTAACCACCGTCATTTGATGCGTATACAACGCAAGCTCATTAGTCGCCTTAACGATGTCCTTGACCGAGGATCCGCCGTTTGGCGACAGTTCCGCCAGCAGGCGCTTTAGCGCGTCGTCTTGCTTATCCAGCCGTCGGACGAATTCTTTGCGATCCTCGGCCGCCAAGCGATCGCGTTCCGCCTGCTGCGCCAGCTGATCTAAAATCGTGAGCGGCTTCACAAACAAGTCCTTTGCGGCGCCGATTCTTTCCCCAATCGCCTTTCGATTCCGCCATACCACCGCGACGAAGGCGCCAGCCGCCGAAATCGATCCCGCGATGATTTGCCAAGTCGAATCTGCTGCATCCATGGGGCTACTCCTCTACGATCGTATCGCGTCCATCAAATCTGAGCCCCTGCCTTGCCTACTCGATCGCACGAGTGGTCAAGGATGCGACAAGAAGCTATGCCTTTTCTCCTTATTTCAACTCAAATCCTTAACCACCCCATCATCCGGGCGAAACAGCGACTCTCCGCGAGCCGCTCGTTCCGCCATCACTGCGATCTTCGCCGGCGAACCTTGCAGTGCGATCGTGGCGACGCTTGGGTCGATCGCCTCGTATCCCTCGCGGAAGTCGCCCCTTACGCACTGTTTGCAGGTCGGGTCAGCGCTGCGGCTCGATTTGCCTTTTGCCTGGCCGCACGCCGAACAAATCTTGGACCTGATCCTCGACCGCCGATGGGTGCGGGTGTCGCGCATGCCGTCCATGGTGCCGCTCGTGTACGCGTTTGACAAAGGACTAGACTCCAATCGCGCCCGTCTCGAAGAAGGTTCGGAATACGTTCGCCCGGTCTTCGTTCGCCATCCCCGGCAGGTGCAGGATGAAATCGCCCGGTCTCCAGTCGCTCACATAGGAGTTCATTCGCCTTTGACCCACCACTTCGACGCGTGACATTCGTGCCGGATCCGCCAGCAGGTGCCGAATCGCCGCCTGTTCCCACCACGAGTGTTCGATGAACTGGTCGCACTCCCACGCATCGGCCAGCAGCAAGCGAGACCATGGACACGACCGCAGGCCGAACACCCCGCAGTTCAGCCCGTTCTCGTCCGCCGCAATGACCATATCCACGTCCAGCGAGGCCAAAGACTCCAGCCGAATCTCCGGGTTCGTGATGATCGCGTCCGCGTCGATCCACCACGCCCAGTCCGATTCCCGCGTCGCGTCGGCGAGAATCAGCAGTTTTTCCCAGGACGGCGGCCGGTCCGATCGTCGTTCGCGAGGGCAAGCGAATCGATAGCCGTGCCTCTCGCAATACGCTCGTTTGTTTGCCTCGGTCTGATCGCCGAAGAGGGCGAATTCCGGCGTCCAGAAAGTGCAAACCGCGAAGGTCATTTCGGCAACTTCCGTAGCACGAATTCGATGTTCGCCTCCGCGATGCCCATCGTCTGGTCCGTCCCCGTGCCGAGCAGCGAATAGTCGTAGTTGGTGTCGGCGAGGCGAAGGTGCTGAAGAACGAACGGCTTGACCGCGACGAACGACTGGAGGAACTGCGGGACGTTCATCATCTTGTCGCTCGCCGCGCGATGCAGCGACCACATGAATTTGTGCTCGCCATTGAACCGCGAAGGCCAGAATCCTTGCTCGTACAGGTCCGCGTCCGGCACGACGACGGCGAGATAGCCGCCTGGCTTGACCAGGTCGGCCCATTCGCAGATCGCGGGGAATGGGCGATCGAGATGCTCGAGGCAGTGCGACGAGTAAACGAAATCGAAGTGCTCGGGCGCCCACTCCGGGGCATACGCGAGAATCCGGCCCGCGTCGCCGTCCTGCTTGTCGAAGGTACTGAGCCGTGTGATTTGCGGGAACAGCCCGCATGACGTCACCGGGTCGTCTCCGCACCCAATATCGAGGCCCACGCCCTGAAAAACCTTGTGCCAGAGCGGATCTTTCGCCCGCCGCTGGTTTGCCTTGGAAGACTCAAACATGCTCGGTGTTACTCCTGAAAAGAAGACGATCTCGCCGCCTGCTCCGCCGCCATTCGCTCGACGTCGTCCAGCGTCGGCAGTTCGTAGTCGAGACTCAGCCCAAACAACTGCCCAGGCCGCGAAAACCAGCAGTTGTCGTGATCCATTGATCGCTCGAAGATGACTAACTTCTTGAGCCCTTCGGCAACCCATAGCGGGGACGACTGCGAGCCGACGTACAACTCCGCCCCCGCAATCACTTCCGCCATCTCGAGGAAGTTCGCCGTCGGCAGATACGGCACCACGTCGCCGCACGCATCGCAAAACGCTTGATGCTCCTGAGGCAGTCCGACGTACACCATCTCGCCGCGGTACTGCCTCACCACCTTTCCCCACGGGAACCGATTGCTGCGCCAACGAGGACCGCGAGAAATGACTACGCGAGCGACCTTCCGCGGCGTCGCCTTGAGCCAAGGCCGTTCCGGATGAAGCTGGACCCCCAACGACCTGGCTTGCATGTGAGCCAGCGTAACGCCATGCGGCCATGGTCGCTGACTCCGCCAAACATCAAGGTTGTAGCCGCGGCTCGTCTCCTCCCACTGCGACCGCACGACGTACGGTTGAGCCTCGATCAGCGGACAAATCGCCGCCGCTCTCGCCGGCGACATGCGGTATCCCGTGGCGTGCGAAGGGTAAAGCACCAGTTCGCCGCCGCCGATCTCGCGAAACGACGCGAGCCCCGCAATCACATCCCCAAGGTCGCCCGAGTGCGAGAAAACCTCTTGTTCAGCAAGCATCCCATCCCCTCTGTTGCTGATTGAACGGTCGACACGTCCAACGCCTCAACCGTCGGCCACGCCTTCCGAACCGCGTCCAACCCAAAGGCAGGATGCCACACCCCCAAAATCCTCCCGTTCGCGAGGCACTCCGATTGCCTCGCCGCGATCCACTTCCGCAGACGATCCATCCGCTCCGACTCGCTGGTGATCCGCGAGACATGGTCCAACGACACCGATCGACCGTCCTTGTCCAACTTCGGACCGAGGTAGAGCCCATGAAAATCATGCAGGCGGCGAACGAGGGCCGGGTCCGCCGACGGGCCGACCCAGGCCGCGACCTCGTCGCCCGTCGGCGAATCCCAAAACCGCTCGGCTTCGTGCTGGCCGGAAATGTCGCTCTCCCCTTCGCCCTGCGCGACGAGAAACGCAAACGGAGCGTAAACCTTCCGCGATCGCATCATCCTGCCGAGTACGTGGTCGCAGTGCGTCTTGCAATCGACCCAGGCGACGTAGAGGTCTCGCATGAACTGCCCACGCACCGCGTAGGCATGCGTCCGGTGCGTCTCGAAGCAGCGAACGACGTGCGGGGCTTCTCGGTCGTCCACCATCGTCGGCTGCGAACTGTGCCCACCGCCGAGCATCAGGCACTCCCAGTCGTCCGGCACTCGCGACATGAACGACTCAAGGTCTCGCTGAAACCCCGGGCGAAACACCGCGTCGTCCTCGAAGACGAGCACCGAATTCGCCCCCGCCTGCATCGCGTCCTCCAGCACGCGGACATGCGACCGCAAGCACCCCCACGCCCCGCGCCCGGCATTGTGCTGGCCGTGCAATTTCCATTCGTTGGGCAGAGGCAGCGTCGAACCGTCCACCGCTGCGAACGCTTCCGGCGCCGCCCACAACGGCCGCGACGACCAGTCCAGCCCAGCGTCGAACGACTTGCGGGACCGGGAAAGCCGGTCGATTCGCCGAGCCAGGCTGATGACGACGCTTCGGTCGAACCACTGCTTCATCGGGATTCTGCCTCCGTCACTTTCTCCGCAACTTTGAGGTCGGCCACTATGCCCTTTGCCGCCTCGATTGCCATCGAGAGCGTGCTAAGCTTTGCGGCACGCTCCCACCTTCCGCAGACCTTCAAATAAACGGCCCAGTCTGGCCAATCGGGGAGCGAGCAGTGAACAGCAGCCACGCGAACCGGTCCAACAGCAATGCCGCTTTCGATTTGCTCCGCCCGCGACTGCTCCGCCTGAGCCTTGCGACGCGACCGCCATCCGAAAATCCAGTCCATTGCAATCACTCCACCGAAAAAATCGGATGCGGGCCGGAATTGCACCGGCTCGCTTGGCCTTCGCTCACTGCGTCTTCGGGCTTTCCCGGTCTTCGCCAGCGCCACTCGCAAAACGCATGCGTGTCCCTAAACCACGCCGCCGCATCCGTTCGTTACTTCCGCCTCGCCCAGAACAACTGCCAGGGGCCAGCCCCTTTGGCCGGCTCGATCCACTGGAAGTGATGCGTCGGTTCTAACAGGGCCCGCAAACCGTCCAGGCAGTTCCGGAAATGCCACTCGCCAACGATGACGCGCGGCAGCTTCCCGACCTCGGCAAGCTCCCGCAGGATGCCAAGCTCGAATCCCTCGATGTCGATCTTCATCAGGTCGATTCGGTCGATCGTCGCGAACGCCTCGGTGGCGCTGATCGCCATCCCGAAGTCGATTCCCGCGTCCGGCTGTCCGATCGCCCCCTTGGGCGCCCGAATCGCGTGCTCGGGGCTCGGCCGCCACGGCTCGCCCCAGCCGATTCCCTCGAGGGCCTTCGCCTGATCCGGCCAATAGCCGACGACGGGTTCGTCGCACACGTCCAGAATTCCCAGGTCGCAATTTTTGTTGAGGAATGCCGCCCGCGACGGGTCCGGCTCGAACGCGTAGACCTTCGCTTGCGGCCAATAGTGCTGGATCATTCGCGTGGCGACGCCGAACGACGCGCCGAGGTCCACGATCGTCTTCGCGTCCGGGAATTCCTTCGCCAGCTTCGCGAATTGGTATTCATCCTGAACGCAGACCGGCCCGTAAATCGCGTTGTAGACATAGCCGTCGTCAGGGATCTCGATCGTTCCGAATTGGTCCTGAATCACGAGCGGCCTTTTGCCTCGCTTCAGCATCCGCCGCACTTCGTTCTGATCGATCGCGCAGACCCACGCTTCGGCATCGCGCACGCCGAAACTAACCAAGATGTGCCCGCCCGCCGCGACCGCGAGACCCGCCGCGAATTCGATCGCGTTCCTCTCGCGGAAACTGAACGGATCGCTCGCATGCGTGAGCTTCCACTGGCCGTCGTACCAGAGGAATTGGTGCGTGTACGTTCTGATTCCGCCGTTGTCGTGGGCCTCGTGGACGACCGCGAGCCAGCCACCGTCGAACCGCACCACCTGGCCGCCGCCGCGAGCGTTGGGGGCTTTGATGTCGGACTTGTCGCCGTGAGGCACGACGACCCATCCGATGTAGCCGCGAGTTGCCACCATGGGCTGTCCGTCGTTGCTGCTCGGCGAATAGATCCACGACGCCTGGTCGCCGTCGTGCAGGACCGGCATCCAGTTCTTTTCGCAACGCTCGCCGAACGGACCGCGAGGGAAATCGAGCGGCCCGCAAGCCCCCGTGTCCGGATCGATCTCGAAAACGCCGATTCGCGGGCCGCCGCCGTCGGCATGGTCGCAGACCGTCGCCGACGCCATCAGCTTGCCGTTGCTGGGGAACAGCCGAAGATCTTCGACACCTTGGACGTTGCTCGGTTTTGCCGGGTAGATTGGTGTGTCGAGTTTGATCGGTTGACCGTCGCCATCGCCGCGGATCAGATAGCTTTCCGTGCGCACGACGTTGTCCGCGCCCGCGACGATGTACCGCCCGTCCCGAATTACGTAGTTGCTGCTCCGGACCACCGCGAAAAACTTCCCTTCGCGAAGCAAAATCGACGGGTTGAACAGCGACCAGCCCGGCCTCCGTGGGAAGTCGATCCGCTTCATCCAGATCGCGCTGACGAGAGGAACCTCGCCCGGCCGATCGTAGAACCGAAGGTTCTGCCGCGCGAGGACCGACGCCCGGCCGAAATTGCCGTCTGCCAGCTTGCGGCACGCGTCGGCGCCCGCCAGGCGGCGAGCCTCTTCCCGGCAGTAGAACCCGACGATCGATTGCTCTTCGAGCCAACCCCACGCGTAGACGCCGTCCTCGACGAACAGCGAATCCTCCACCGGGTAGGGGATACCGCGGCCGATCTCGCAAACTGCCATCGCCTGCTCGTTCTTGGCTTGTTCGCGCCAGTATTTCGCGAGAGCGTAGAGCGGTTCGGACCGCCAGGGCCGCATCCCGTAGGCCGTCCAGCAGGAAGAGACGAACGCCGGTTCGTTCTTGAGTTCCCGCTCGCAGACCGCCTTCATGTACGCCGCGTGCCACTGCTCTTCGAGCCAGCCCTTGACCTCGACCCGCCTCGCGTACCAGACGGCCGCGTCGAAATACTGCCCGCTGTTCCGGTACGACTCCGCGAGGTAGTACATGCTCCGCGGATTGGTCGGATTCTTCTCCAGGTCGGCCTTGAGCAAGCGGATGTCCCTCGCGTACTTGTCGGCCTTGCTGCCGCCGTCCCCCTTGTCCTCGATCCAGAATGAATCGATGCTCACAACCGGCGATGGCGTGCTGAAATATTCGTGCGTCGCGCCGACGTAGCCCCCTTGCACGTCCCGGCGAAGGATTTGCGGCCGGCGGTAGCTGACGTGCCCGCTCACGAGCTTTGGCCCGTAGACCGGCGCGGTCAGGTCCGCGAGTTTGCCGTGCCCCACGAAATCGGCGTCAAGGAAAAGGATGTAGTCGAACTTCATGTCGGACGTTCGGCACCGCGCCAGCGCATCGTTGCGGGCCTGAGAGAAATCAAAGAAGGGGAACTGATGAACGTCTCTCGATTTGCCGTTCTCGATGCACCACGATTCGATTTGCTTGACCGTGTCGTCGGTGCTGCCAGTGTCGCACGCGACGACGCAATCGACCACGTCGCGCACCGAATCCAGCATGCGCCGGATGATCTTCGATTCGTTCTTGCAGATGAAATTCAGACAGACTCGCATCGCGTTGCCCCTTTGCCTTGGAGGTGGACAACGCGAGGCTAAACGATGCCGGAAATCAGCCTGGCAATGCGGCCTTGGCTGCCCGAGCCGCATTCTTGGCCGCCACAACAACCCCAAATGCCGTGAGGCAGAACAGCTTCACCTGATCGATCGTCTGTAACACATGCTCCGTTTCGTCGATTGCCGTCATGCCCTGCGGGATCGGCAGGACGCCAGCGATCGCAGCCGAGAAAATAGCGTTGAGCGAGGTCTGCGCGTTAACTGACAAGCTGAACGTCTTTCCGGCGAACTGGAAGCCTTGGGCGATCGCCGCTTGGCATTGCGCGTCGATTGCACGAATCGCCGCTTCGCGAGCGATCGCTGCCGCTTGGCTTGCATCCGGTTCGACGGCTTCGCCGCTGAACTTCCACGCTGCACGGTATTGCCGATCGGGAGGCAACGACTCTTCCGACGTCTCCGCCCATGTAACGACTGGCAACCATTCCGGGACGGCGGATTGCACCCATTTCGCAACCTCGGCTGCTGGGTCCGCGCCCCCGATCAGCCGCAGAACCGAGACGCCGCCATCCGCTCGCTCAATGACGATCGGCATTACTGGTCCCCCCACGCCGTCACGTTCACGACTTCGCAGTCCGGGTTGGCAACTGAGGATGCCATCAGGATTCGGAGACTGCCTGCCGCGACGCTGGTGATGTTCCCGCCTACGGGGTTTTGGTTGCTATTGATCGTCGGGTCGCCGGTGATCTGGTAATGGTAGTTCGCCGAGGAAAAATCCGTGTCCCAGTTGATCGTGTAGTCCGCCGTGCCGTTATCCGTCACCGACGAGACGTTGTAGCTCGCACGAATCGCCAGCGTGCCGGTTCCGTTGAAGTTGACCCACGCTTTCGCCGCCGAGGGATGGTACTGCTGTCGCCCTGGCGTGACGAAGACGCTAGTGCTGGACGCCGCTTCCTGCTCCGATTGCGTCGCTGCAGTCGCGGACGCGATTGGCCCGGTCGGTCCCGTTGGTCCGGTGGATCCCGCCCCGTCCGCCCCGGTTGGGCCCGTGGGCCCAGTCGGCCCCGTCGAGCCTGCGGCACCTGCTGCTCCAGTAGGTCCGGTTGGTCCTGTCGAACCGGCGGAACCGTTGCTGCCATTTGCCCCTGTGGGTCCAGTCGGCCCTGCGGAACCAGCGCTGCCTGCGGATCCTGTTGGGCCAGTTGGGCCCGTGGCCCCGGCGCTGCCGGCCGACCCTGCTGCCCCCGTTGGCCCTGTGGGTCCAGTCGGACCTGCTGCCCCATCTGCTCCCGCTGCACCCGTCGGTCCTGTGGCGCCTGCTGATCCGGCGCTGCCGGCAGCGCCGGTTGGACCTGTCGGCCCTGTAGTCCCAGCGCTGCCAGCGGACCCGTTCGCACCTGTTGGCCCCGTCGGACCCGTCGAGCCGCCGCCACTGGGCCCGGTTGGCCCCGTCGCCCCCGTAGCCCCACCGCCGCCGGCAAGCAATCCGCCCCCGGTCGCGCCCGAATGGTCGTGCTGCGCGAGCGTGTAGTCGATCAGCGTCGGCTTGTCGATTCGCATTAGCTCACCACGATCGAGGTAATGGCGCTGCCGCCTGTGGAGTTGTCCACTTTGATCCGCGAATCCCCTGCCGGGAACGTCGCCGGATTCGCCGGTCCCGCTTGCAGCGTCGCGCAGTCCGCGGAATAGATCGACAGATAGCCGCTTGTCCCGCCGCCAGAGGCGTAGGACGTGTAGTTGTAGGTGATCGCGTCGCCAGGCCAGTCATGGGCGAACCATCGCACCGCGCCCGCCGGAACATTGACGGCGAACGTCCCCAGCCCGCTCCCCAGAACCGTCGCCAGCGCGCACGACGTTCCGCCGCTGCCAGTCGCCCCTCGCTTGATGTAAAGGAACGGACGTAGGAGCGAGACGCTCATGCGTGCCCCTTTCCGGTCTGCCATCCGCGATATGCCGACGACGATTCGCGAAAGAAGACGTAGCTGTCTCTTGCCGCCGCCGCCGACGAAGGAGTCGGAACCACGCCGCCGTCCCAGAGAATCGACGACCACCACGTAATCGTTCGCCCGCCCGTGGCGTCCTGCTTCGTGAAGACTGCCCAGTCCGTCAGATCCGACGCGCCGCTCAGCAGGAACGTCACGTTCCCCGTGAGCGTCACAAGGAAATGCGAGTAGTTCGCCACGTCCAGGGACACCGCCCCGGACCCGTTGAACGCCGTCGCGCCGCGAATGGTCGGCAACGCGGTCCACGTCGGCACAAGCGCCGTGCCGCGCGAGGTCAAGAATGTTCCGGTCGCCCCGTTGGTGATCTCGCCGAGGACTCCGTTGTTGTCGTAAAGGATTCGCCCGCTCGTCCCCTGCCGAATTTTCGTGAGGGCGTTCCAGAGGGCAGGCGTCCACCCCTCGAAGGATAGGCCGTTCGTGCCGATCAGCGTGCCGCCGTAGGCGACTGCGGTCAGCCCGTAAAAGTAGTTGGCGTAGGTGCCCTTGAGAACCTGGACGTAGGTGCCGCCCGCGTAGCTTCCCGCCGCGTAATCCGTCGCTCGCGTCCACGACCCCGACGAAGCGATCCAGATGCCGTTGTTGACGGTATTCGTCTGCCCCGTCACCAGCACGCGATCCCCGGCAATCGTCGTGTGGCCGTTGATCGTTTGCAGACCGGAAAGGGTGATGTTCGTCGTGGAAATCGTCGCCACGCCGGCCCGCTCCGTCAGCGTGGCGACTCCGCTGGGCCCGGTCGGACCTGTTGCCCCGGTCGCGCCTGCCGCGCCTGCTGCCCCCGCAGCCCCAGCTGCCCCCGCCGCGCCCGGGCGGAAATACTGCAAGACCACCCGCTGGCCGTTCGTGATCGTGGACGTGATCGACAAATCGTTGATCGGAAGCCAGTAATACGCTCCGAGGTCCGTCACCGACGCGGTGATCGTGAACGCCGCCAGGGGAGCCCCGGTATCCGCGTTGCGGATCTGCAGCACGCTCCCGGTCGTGACGTCGTCCATCATCTCGATCAGCGACGCGTTCGCCGCTCCATCCGCTCCCGTCTCGTGAATGAAGATGAGCGTGGCCGTAACCATGCTGCTGCTGTTGAAGCGGATTTGCCCGCTGGACGGCGGCGCGGTCGTCGTGCTGCTGAACGTGTAGATGAGCCCCGGGTCCGTGCCGCGGCTTCCCGTCGGTCCGGTCGATCCGGTCGGACCAGCAGACGGCCCGGTCGGTCCCGCCGATCCAGTGGGCCCCGTGCTGCCGACTCCCGTCGGCCCCGTCGGCCCCGTCGCGCCATTCGTCCCGTTGCTGCCCGCTGGTCCCGTCGGCCCCGTGCTGCCAGCGCCTGCGGCGCCCGTCGGTCCTGTGGCGCCTGCTGATCCGGCCCCAGTTGGGCCTGTGGGTCCAGTCGGCCCGCTCGCCGGCCCTGTTGGACCGACGCCTCCCGTCGCTCCGGTGGGTCCGGTCGGACCATCGCTGCCGGCAGCCCCGCTTGGGCCTGTTGGCCCCGTCGAGCCCGCTCCGGTCGGCCCAGTGACGCCTGCGGAGCCCGCTGCTCCAGTGTCGCCAAGATCGCCCGCTCGGTAGAACTGCACCGCGTACTGCGTCCCCTCCACCGGGAAATTCGTGCCGGTCTTCCATGAAATCGGCACTTCGACGTAGTCGCCGTGGTCCGTGACTTCGTCGTAAATCTCGAAGATGTTGACGCCGATCAGGTCCGCGGAGTTGATGCGGAAAATCAAGTGACCGCGCACGCTCGTCGTCGTCGAGTCGTCCCAAGCGTTCAGGAAATTGCCCTGATTGACCGAACTCTGATCGATCTTGTGCAGAATCACCCGCGTCGCGCTGGCCGGCGACGCGTGATTGAACCGCAGCATCCCCTCGCCCGGGTCTCCGATCGTGGTAACTTCGCTGTAGTTGTAGTAGATGCCCGCGTCGTTCCCTCGTGGCCCAGTCGCCCCAATCGAGCCGGTTGGCCCTCCTGCCGGTCCCTGGATCCCCGCCGGCGAAACGTAGACCGGGAAGAAGATCGGCGTCCCCGCCGCGGCATTCCCCGAATAGCCGAGATTGATGATCTTGACCGACGTCGTCGAGGGGACCGTCCAAACGACGTAATAGCCCGCCGTCTCAACGAAGAGCACTTGGCCAATCGCGATCCATTCGCTGTTTTCCACGGGGATCGTGACCGCCGCGGCGAACGCCGGCTGAACGTATCCCGCCGTCGTCCATGTGAACGCGTTGACGCCGGGATGACCCGTTGGGCCTGCGATCCCGGTCGGCCCCACGTTCCCCTGCGGACCCGTGTAGCCGGTCGGGCCTGTTGCACCGAACCCGGTCGGGCCTGTTGGACCCGTCCATCCGGTCGGGCCTGTTACGCCAACCCCCGTTGGCCCTGTTGGCCCGCCATACGTCGCGATAATCCAGCCGCTCGTCACCTCGGCGAAGTAGACGGTGAACTCGGTCTCGTCCGCGTGAACAATGTCGAGCGGAATCAGCACGTTACCGTCGGAGTCGATGACCGCGACGACCGGGCGCTGCTCGAGGTTGTGCACGACGACGACTTCCGTCTCGTCCGTGAACGGATACGTCAACGCGCCAACCGCCGCATAGCCTGTTGGGCCTGCGGGTCCGGTCGGGCCCGTCCATCCGGTCGGACCGGGAGGGCCTGGAGTCGATCCTTGCTCGTCCGCCCCTTCGCCCGCGCTGCCGTAGTGGTACGTCTTGCGAATCGGCCCATCCCACTCCGCCGCCGGCATTGCTCGCGTTTGGAACGCCGAACCCATCAGCGACGCGATGACCTCGCCCCCCGTCGGCTCCGCTCCCGCGTGAATCTCGAGGTCGTTCGCTCCGTCCGGTTCCCACTCGAAAGCCCCGCCGGCCGTGATCCAGCAGCGAGCCGCTCGCCAGAGATACCAGTCCTCCGCCCATTGCGCCGCCAGGGCCTCGAGCTCCGCGGCGTTCGTGACTTCGCCCGCCTCGGTGCTGCCGTAGGCCAGATCATCCGCCAGGGCCGTGTCGTGGACCGCCTGCACGCCACCGTTCGCAAGAACCCCGTCGTACTCCGTCAGCGCGAGGTCTTCCAGGTTCGTGTCGGCGGTCCAGTATCCGCCCGACTCCAGTGGGAACCGCATCCGGATCGTCGTCGGCACTCCGCCGCCGCGGTCTTCCGCTCGCATCTCCCCGCCCGCCACTTGATCGATCGAGCCGATATTGGTCGCCAGGTTTGCCAGCCCGGTCGCTGGAGAAATGAGGCCAACAGACCCGTCGAAGTAGCGAACGACTCGCCGCCCGACGCTGTGAGCGATCGTGTCCAGCAGGATCGCCGCCGATTCCACGTCCGCCGACAACCGCGTCGAAGGGTGAAGGTATGCCGCCTCGATCGCGTCTACCGAAATCGAGACGCCAAGAGCCGTCCCGATCGACGCGATCAGGCTCGCCCACGTCGTCGAGGCACCCACCACTTCGACGCTGATCGGCAACTGATGCCACAAGAAGCGATCGTCGACCAGCGTGATGAGCCAGAGCCCTTCATAGTCTCCGCGAGCGTCCTGGAGCGGCCTTGGCGGCAGCATTCGCATCGACGTTTGCACGTCGCCGGAATCACCGCCCCAGATTCGCAGCGTGCCCCCCTGCATCGCGTCGCCGATCGCCGCCCGCCCCGTGTCGTCGACCACCGCGTAGAACGTCGCGAACCGTGAAGCCCCGACCGGCCAGTGGAGCCGGCCCAGCGTCAGATTCTTCGCCCGACCCGTCGTCGGCATTCGCCAATCGAGGTTCGTTCCGCTCCACTGCGAGCGCAAGAAGTCCGCGTGATCCGCCTCGGAGAAATTCCGGGCGATCCACTCTTGCAGCTGCACGCTGCCGGGAGACAAATCGACGCCGCGAAACGTAATCATGCGTTAGACCGTGTGGGTTCCTTCGACGCCGCGTGCGAGACGTTGCTGCGTCCGATGATTCAGCCAGTGGACGGCTTCCTCGAGCTTCGTAAGAGCCAGAGCGTTTTCGCGACAGGCGAATTTGCCGGACTGAAAGCCTTGCAGGCGATCGATGACGATGGCGAGCAGGATTTCGTTCGTCAGTCCGTTGGGCGGCGTCTCTTTTAACGGGCCGTTTTGGAACTCGATCCGTAGCCCCTTCGCGTTGCCGATCGTCGGCACGATGTCGTAAACGTGATTCGCCCCTCCGTCGCCCGGGTCGTCAACAGCCGTCACCCGAAACGCCTCGTTGCATCCGTTCACCTTGTGAGTCGTGATCTCTCGCATCGCTTGCACTGGTAATCCTCCCATGTAGTGTTTCGCCGTTTAGAGTTCGAGCATTCCATCGATCGCTTCGTCGAATCGCTGTCGCCATTCCTTCTCCGGGAACGATCTGGCGTAAAGGAACGCAATCAGTTCGCCCACGCCGAATCCGCCACGACATTCTCCAGTCACCAATGCGGCTTGCTTGCCGCAAACCCGCTCATAGACCTCGTAGGCTCGCATCGTGACTTTCGTGGAGATCCGCGAGCCAGTAGCCCCGAGGCCACGACGATTGCATCGGTGCGTTTGGACCGGATGCGTTTCAACTTCACTCATCGAGGTCACTTCCCAGGAGGACGCTTATCGAGGCCCTTTTCCGCAAGAATCGCAGCCAGGTCGTCCACATGCAGGCAGTCGCACAGGCAGGCGCTGGTGATGAGCGACTGAATCGGCGCGATGCTGCCGTTGCAGTGATCGTTGCCGGGCTTGGCGTCGTACAGCACGCCGACGGCGTTGATCTGTACTCCGCTGCCATAGCCGCCGATCTGAACAATCTTGTCGCCGTTTTTCGCTTCACGGCCGTTTCGATAGTGCATGGTCAATCTCCTAAGAAAAGAAAAGGGGTTCGCATCATTGCCAGCTGGTATCCAGGTCCAGTAGGTATCGAGCCTCAACGCGAATCGTCGCTTGCCCCCACCCTCGGGGAGCTTTCGCGGGGCGTTTCCGCCGATCGTACCTGCCCCCCGAAATCAGCTTGAGCGGGGCCCGCGTGACGTACTCCGTCGAACCGCTCACGTCCCGCTCGGGGTAGTAGTTCTGGATCGCGTCGAGGGCCGCATGCTCGAACGCCATGAATCCCCGCGAAGCGTTCGTCAGCCATGCGGAATCGTTGTTCGCCTTGTCGAGCCGCATCCGCTTCCGGAGCGTGATCTCGAATGTCCTCGTGATCGCCGTAGCGTGCCGCCCTGACCCGTCCGTGTCGCCGGCCTCGTTGCGCCAGTCGCCCGCGGCGATGAGAATGTCGGCCTCGGCGCCGAAGTGCGGCACGTCTTCGCGCGCGACCAGCAGCACGCGCGTCGCGTCGAGGCTCAACTCCGCGACGAGGCGATCGCGGATGGCTTGCATGATTTCGGAAGCGGTTGCGCGGCCGTTCATCCGTCACCTTTTCGCTTGCGTCCCGATCGCTGGGCGTTTCCAATGCCGTCTACAATCGAGGGCATGACCATGAGCATCACCACTCTCCGCATCGCGCTTCGCGAACTCGCCGTCGTCCGCATCCACTGCGCCAAATGCGCTGACACGGGGACCATCCTGGAGATTCCCGTCGCGAGCCTTCTTGCGAAGCACCAGTACCAATGCCCCGTGTGCGGCACGTACTTCTTCAACGACCCGCACGCGGACAACTCGAATTACCTCCGCACGCTGGCGATTGCCTTCGATGGACTCCTCAAATCAAGCAAGCAGGTCGAAATCGAATTCGTCCTCCCCGCGGGGGACGCCTAAATCGCCTCCACCGTGACGTTCGGACTCGTCCCGGTCAGACTGTTATCGCCTACCGCCAAAACGCCCCCGTCGCCCGGCAGCGTGATCGTGAACGGCGCAGGCCCGACGACGATGACGCCCGGCCCGACGACCGTCTGCAACGCCGTGTCGATCGCGTCGTATTCCGCGTCCCACGCCAGATCGACCGTGTCGACGCCGTCGACCCGCAAGCGGAACGTGCCGCCAGATGGAACGCCCGTGAAGTCCACGACCCAGCCGGTTGCCGCGGCCGTCGTCAGCGGGAAGTCGATGATGTCTCGCGAGAATGCGGACGAGGGGACGGTGAACTCGTCGCCGTCGAGGGTTTCCCACGAGGTTCGGCCGGTCGCGAGGGCGCTGTCCAGGCCGATTGGTTCTTTGATGAGATACTTGTAACTGCCGACGATTTGAAAATCCCGCTCCATCCGCTCGTCGTTGAACGGGGGAACGTCGGCGATTCGCTCGCCGCCGAGAAACACGAGGTTGGCATCGGCCATGCGGTAGGAAGGCGACGTCGGCCACTTCTCCGTCTTCAGGCAAGCGAAATCCACGAACAGGAATTCGACCGGCGAGTGCAGGTTGCAGACCATCGTTCGCGTCGAGGCAGGAAGGACGATCAGCCCTTCGTCGCGGACGTGGCGACGGCGAACCATGTAACCCGTGCTTCGTCCTGCGTCCGGTTTCGGGTCGAAACTTCCCATGCCGAATTTCCTTGCTTCCCGGTTGGTCGCGGCTCAGAATCCGTTTCTCCTGCCGCTTACAATCGAGCCATGAGCATGACCATCAAAACCACCCGCGTCTCTGTCCCGGAACTTCTCGTCGTTCGCGTCAAGTGCCCGAATCAAGACTGTTCGGCATCAACCGAAATGACGATCAAGCAACTTGCTGGCATCCGTTCGCCCATTCAATGCGCGGCATGCCAGACCAGCCTGCAAGACGCCCCTCCGAACAATCAACTGACCGACTTCGCACACCGGCTCATTCGCCTCAGCGAGAGCTACAAGGGCTCGGTGGAGTTCGTCATCCCCGCAGAGGAGTAGCCTTTTCGCTTGCCTTCCGTTCTCCACTCGCCCCACAATAACGCCAGGGGAAAATGGAGCCGCTTATGCCGTTCACCTGCCACGACTGCCGCCGCGAATTCGAGAATGACCCTTCCTGCTTCGCCGACGTCGAGGTCGGCAAGTCCACCACATGGATGAACGTTGGAACTCAAGCCGGTTCGGCGGTCACTCGCCACTACCAAAAATTCCCCGTCTGTCGGCGATGCTTCAAGGCCAGGGAGGACGAAATCCTCAACACGGTACTGATCGTCGCCGCATGCCTTTGTGGCGCAATCGCGATCGCTTTTGTGTTCGGCATTTGCGGCCTATCTCCCGAGTCTCGTGGCCTGCTGCCTCTTCTTTTGACCGGCTTTCTCCTGTTCGCTGCTTCAAGCGTTGGGTCGGCCGTCTGGTATTTTCGCCGCAGCCGCCGCACTAGGGCGTCTGATCCGTCGTAGTCCCGTTAAGGTCCGACGCGCTTTGCGGATCGGGCGGCTTGCTCGCGTCCATCGCACTGAGTTGGTTGGCGAACAGCTTCCCGACCCACGTTCCTCGGCTGGCCGTGCTGTTCGGGAAGATCGGGTTCGCAACGTCCGAAGCCGTGACCGCCTTCTTCGTCGGGGAGTCCGGCGCGGCGATTTCTTCGTCGTACATCAGCGATCGAGCGTACACGAATGGGTTCGTCGGGACCTCTGCCGGCGTGCCGCCGACCCAGTCGGTGAGCCACCCAAGTCCGGCCTGGGATTGGCCGTTGACGAGCCCGGTCTGTTCTGGTCCGCTTTGCTTCGTGCATGTCATTTCGACGAACTTGCCGACAAGGTCCGTCGTCACTCGAACGGACATGCCGGTAAGCATGTAGCTGGCTCCCGCATTCGCAGGAAGCACCTTCGCCACGCAAACCCGTGTGCAGAGAACAAGCAAGTCGTCGCGCGAATGCGTCCGGTTGCCCCACGCGCGACAGACGATCGTATTGAAGAACTGCGGGGTCATGGACTGCGTGACGTTTTGCCCTGCCTGGGAAACATGTTGCAACGCGCTCAGCCCTAATTGCGGGACGTTCCCGCTGGCGATGCTTGAGATGTTGCCGCCGAAGAACGAAGAACCCATGCCGTAGAGTTGCGAAGCAGCCGCAGCCGCCCATCCGGCGGCCCCTCTCGCCCACCCGCACGTCTGGTACGCCTCGATCCGCTTCGCGAAGTCCTTCACGACTTCGCCCTGGTTCAGCCCGACTTCCCGATCCGTGACGCGGTACGTCAGCTTGGACCCGTCTTCGGAGACGACGATCTGCGCCGGTTCTCGCCGAAAATACTTCGGGCATGCCGGGAACAAGCTGCCTCGGTACTGATCCGGAAAGTGCCCCAACGATTGCAGCTGCTCGACGTTGAAGATCGCTTCGCCTTCGTGCGTGATCGTCGAAAAATCGTCCTGGTCGATGTCGTGAACGATCCGCCAGCGATGCGAAAGCAGAACCGGGTCGTTGTGGTTCTCGTTGACGAACGCCTCGATCGCGAATTCGACGAGCCAGCTTTTCGACCCATGAATCGCGACGATGTTGAAGTGGGTCGGCACCGGGCCGTTGTTCGAGTCGGTGACGAAGCCCTCTTTCGGCGTGCGAAGCAGCTCGTTCGCCGGGACGGCGTCGTCTTCCACCACAAGCGACCCGCGGGGCTGCATCATGTAGTGGCGGATGTTGACGTCAGTCTCCGCTGGGGCCTTGCCCGCCGTCGCCGCTGGCGTGTCTCCCGCCGGATCGCCCTCAGCGAAGGAAATGTTCTGGGGATTCAGCACCGCGATAACGCGCAGCCGCCAGTGGTGGTAGAGGTACGTCGTGCCGTCCGGCGAATACTTGGCGTCGCGCGAAGGAGGGGTCGGCGTGTGGACGACGTCCAGAGGGACGCCTCGATAGGTGATCTTCACTTGGCAACCCCTTTGATCGCCGGGACCGTGTTCGGCACCATCGCAGGCTTGGGCGGAAGCGCGGCGAGAAACCCGTTTCCGTTCCCGGTCGCCGTTGACGGTTGGTCCTTCTTGCCGTCCTTGCTTTTCAGCAGGTCGCGTATCTCTTTGAGCAGATTGACGACATCCCGATCGAAGGAAGACCCGCCGCCAGCCGATCCGGACGACCCGGACGAGAACCCGGCAACGCCTTCGCCTCGCTCGCCGTCTCGGATGGACGGCGCGGACTGGCGCCCCTTCTGGGCCTCATCCCATCGCTTGGCCGGTTTCGCAGTGGTCCGCTTGAACTCGTATTCCTGCGTTCGCCAATCGAGGTTCGCCTGGCCGGACATCACATCCCAAAGCCCTGGCGACTGGGCGTCCATGCCATGCGCTGCTTCTTTCCCGAACTTCGCCATCCGCTTACTGTGTTCGGGGTCGATCTCGTCCATCTCGGCCGAGAAGGCTTTGGATTGGTCCGCAAACTCCGCCTTCAGCTTCTGGACGGGATCGACGTAGCCGTCGCCCTCTCCCCCCATCGACGGTGCCGCCTGCGATCCGCTGGGCGCTTCCGCGCTCGCTTCCTGCGAGTTATCCGGAATTTCCGGAGAACTGCCTTGGCCCTGCGAACTATTCGGAGTTTCCGAAGAGTTGCCCCCCTCACCCCCGGCTCCCGGCGCCGCCTGCTGCCCGCTCGGCGGAGGAGCCCCGCCATCCGCGCTGGCCGCTTTCGCCGCCGCCTTGGACTCGATGTCGTTCGGCCCGTATCGCTGCGACGGGAAATACTCCGTCTGCTGCCCCGTGATCTCTGCGTACTGCCGATTGAAGAATTCCGCCTGCTCCTTCGGCAGAGGCGGCGGGCCTTGCTGCGTGCGATTCCAGGCCGCGATCTCCGCGAGGCGAGGCGGATGCTTGGCCGTGTAACCGCCCCGATTGGCCGCGATCTCTGCCGCCGCGATCGCTTGCAGGTCCTTCTGCACCAACTGCTTCGCCTGCTGCACCAACTCCTTCACCTTGCGGTCCTGGGCTTGCTCAGGCGGAACGCCGTAGTTGCGCGGGGCGAATCTTGGCTCGTCCGGCGTTTTCTTCGCTCCGTGCCGCGCGGCCATCTTCTGAAGGCCGGCTTCGTAGCCGGATACCGCTGCTTGACGGTCGTATCCCGGCTCGGCGGTTGCGGTTGCCGGTTCGGTTGCCGCAGGCGAGGGTTCAGACACCGTAGGTGCGGCCTGCATCGAGGGCGGAGCGGTTGCCGTGGTTGCTGGATCGGTTACCGAAGCGTTCGGCTGTTCGGTGTTCGATCGTTCGGCGGCTTGAGTTTCTTGCGCCGTAACATCCTGCCCAGCAACGGGCTTACCGTTCGGTGTTCGGTCGCCGTTCTGAGTTTCTTGTTGAGTTTCTTGTTCGGCGGATTCGCTCTCGATCGCCTGTTCGACCGCAGATAGTTCGGCATCCAACTTGTCGAACAGTGCGTCCAGCCTTGACGTGTCGATCGGCTTGGCGGGCTTCTCTTCCTTTGGCGTGGGATCCGGGACGAGTTTCGGCCGCTCCTCCTTCGGAACGGGCGCCGCAGCCTTCGGCCCGCCCAGGATCGCGTCCATCTCCTTGATGCCGCCCGCCATGTCGCCATCGTCGTCGGCCTGCCTGACGCGAGCGATTCGCTTTTCCATCTCCTCAGTCTTGGCGAGATGGCCCGCGCGCACCATGTCCTGCACCGCAATCCAGCGGTCAAGAAACTGCTGCTCCAGGTCGATGTTTTGGCCTTCGCTCATCATCGCCTCGCGGACTGCGCCGACAATCGGCGGAGATTTTCCTGCGACTCCAGCGCCACCGCTTCGACCGGATCAGACGCGACCGCGTCGAACCACTCGAAGGGCAGGCACTCGGTCGTATGGCTCGCCCAGGTCCCGAGGGAGACCATCGTGGCTTGTTGAAGTTGATGCCGCGGCAGGTTGAGCCAGACGGCGACTAGCAGTTCGTACCCGACGGCAATTCCGGGAGGCCAGCCGGCTGCGAAGACGAGGTCTGCAAGCCAGGAATGCTCCCGTTTTTTTTTTCGAGCCAGGTCAGCAGAGCATCGAGGGCCCGCTGACAATCCGCCTCGGTCGCGCCAGTCCCGTTCTCGGGGGAAAACGGGACCATCGGGAAGGCCGTGCGCGTCGCGTCGTACAGCTTCGCGTAGGCTTCCAAATTCAGCAGTTCGTTCATGCCTTTGGTAAGGCCGATCTGCTGTTCCAGGGGCTTGCCGATCGCTCGGAGCATGCGGCGGTAGATGGCGATGGGGTCGCCGAAGACTTGAGCCGCGCCGTTCCAGAATGGAAAGATGTCTCGGTCCATGATCCAACCACCGCCTTGCCTTGGGTCGGTTGCTTAGCTCGCGAGCGATCCGGCCGCGTAGCCGTCCGCTTCGCTCGGCGGGATCGCTGGAATGTCGTCGAAGTCCTGATCGTAGAGCTTGATCTTGCCGGTCGTGTTCCCCTGGTCGTAGGCGCCCAGGCAGTGGAACTGGATCCGCTTCTTGTTCGGCTGGGTGCCGATGACATGGTTGTCCGGCCCCTTGACGTAGGCCGAAACGAAGCGGTAGCCCTTCGGCATGTCCCCGAACTTGCTGTAGTAGGGGAAATGCAGCCAGAGGCTGAACATGTAGCCTTCCGTGCGCAACATCGTGCCCATGTCGCCAGTGATGAGCGTTCCATTGACGGCGGCCGTGCCGCCCGCTTTCTTCGCCCAGCGAGGGCGGCGAGTGATCTGCTGGAAGACCGCTTCGTTGTAAACCGTGATGTCCGCGCTGACGAAGGCGTCTTCGCCGAGGAACACCACGTCCCACGGTTTCTTGCCGGTCGCGTCCGCGTAGATCGGCTGGAATTCCGGATGGAACGACGGTTGCGGCGCGGC